GATAAACCAGCTTGATAACCTATAGCTATATTATATACATCTGTATCAGAAGTGTTGTTTTGATTATGCAAAGCATAAGCACCTAGAGCAACGTTTCTATCGCCTAATGTTTCAGCGCTTAACGCATAATAACCTACCACGGTATTATTATTACCTGTAGTAAGCGCGTCTCCAGCTAAATCTCCAACAGACACGTTGTTGTTACCATCATTTAATCCTATTCTACCAACTACATCTAGTGCAGCGGCAGGAGTAGTAGTACCAATACCTAATCTTTTATTTGTGTTGTCCCAGAAAAAATCATTATCACCTGTAACAGAGTTTATGCCGCTCCAGAAACTAACTTGACCAGTAGCTCCTGCACCTTGTACAAATGTTTGATCTATCTTATCCCATTTATCAACACCACCAACTTCTACAAATACAGCCCAGTCACCAACTTCCCAGTCAGTAATACCATCTAAGTCTGTATTACCAGCTACAGACACTACATAGTAGTTACCCACAGTACCTGTTCCCGATGCTAATGTTGGAGAGTTTGCGTTAGCATCCCAGTTACCTTGAAATACAAGACCTGCTGGTATACTTGCTATTTGTTGATCAACATATTGTTTTGAAGTAGCATGCGTATTTGCTGTAGGTACAAGTGGTACTTGTGCTTGTTTATAGAAAATTGCTTCACCTACACCACTATCTACTCTAAAATACTCAGCGCCTCCAGAACCTTTTAGTTTAATATCTCCTTCTGATCTAATATTAAAATCACTATTTATATTATTATGTATTTCTATTTCACCACCAGTTTCATTTTCAATAAATATACCACCTTTACTAGTGATACTTAAATTAGACGCGCCATTTTTAAGACCAGTCCCACCATCATGATACATTTCAAAGTCAAGACTGTTCACATTTGATGAATTACCTAAAACTATACGAGAATGATCAGGCCATCTAGTATATATAGCACTAGTACCAATATCAGCCATGCTAGCATCTAATAAGAAATACGTATCCACAGACCCGTTATTCTCACCATTATTTGCTTTAAATATTATATCTCCTCTTGAAGCTCCTCTATTTTCTATATATAATTCATTTCTTCTACCAATGATTTGTGATCCTGTTGCTCCTCCAGAACTAAAAGTATTGTCACTATCTAATACATCATGAAAAATCTGAATTCTTGAAGCGCCAGAAGATGAACCAATTCTTAATTGACCATCTACATAGATCTTGTCTACGTCTTCGTTCATAATAGAATCACCTAGTAAACCAGCTGGACCGTCAGACCACTTAATTATTTTGTTAGTTGTACCAGTACCTGTACCAGTTGAGGTAACAAAATCTGCTAGATTTTTCAATGTTAATGATTTGGTAGGTCTACCATCTGCATTCATATCAGATATAATCATTAAGTCATCAGCAGATATACTGGATAAGTTTATTTGAGGGTATGAATATATTATTGCCATGTGTATATTATGAGTAAATTCTTATTTCAAAAGCTGCTCCATTTAAAACACCATCATCAAGAACTGCTTGTTCATCTTGTGTGGTTACAGTTATTACTGTGTCTGATGTTCTAACCCACTTAGGAGGTAGTGCATCTGAGGGTGGATTACCATAATTCATAAATACCACTGTTTTATTAGCAGTGAAAATATTACTATTAGCTGTTACGGTATACGTACCACCTACTGTCCTAGCCCAAGTTAACGTTGCTGTTGTGTTATTTTTTAGTATTGTTGCAACTGGTGCTCCAGTTCCTGTTTGTGTCACAAGCGCTGTATATACTGTGTAACCCAAACCTGCTTGTACTACAGAATCTACAGTGAAGTTCTTTGTAGGATTCGTTTTATTCGTCCCACTTGTTGTTTTCTGCGTACCTAGAAGTAAATCATCAGTAGCTGGAGTTGTTGATTGATATGCGATTATTCTTGCCATATTTAATTTTTTTATCTATAAGTATATACTCACACAAAAAGCAGTAAATTTACTAAAAGCTGTGTAATATAGTATATCTATTATATAATACCTTACTCCTATCTAGATATTATACGTAGTATAATATCATAAGGGGGGAGAGTTTTGGAATAGTCGTTACAAATAGAGAGGTATGGCATACCCCCTCCACTTTTTTTTCTTACTTTTCTATGTAAAACGCCTTTTTTTCACCAGCCCCACCCTTTTTTACCTATTTTTTACAAACGTTTTTTGAGTTTTAGTGGATAATATAATAAATTAAAATAATTAATAAAATGACTTACACTAAATTACAATCAATATTACCAAATCACGAAATTCATTACATTTCTGACTCAACTCAATTCTTTATTGACAATCAAATAAAATCAAAACAATTTAAAAATAATACTTTTATACTATTCGAATACACAATTGACTATTTTCCACATACTATAGAATTATTACAACAAAATAATATTAAATACTCAATTCATACTGACGAACTTGACTTAAAATATATAATAATATAATATGACATATTGTCACATCATGACACAATGTGCAATGACATTATGACATTATTACACACTAAACAAATTAACACTTCTAATTACAAACAAAATATATAACTAACTGGATAATATAATAAACTAAATAATAATAATAATAACTTAATACTTAAAATTATGACAAACACAATTAACTCTAAAAGATTTGTAATACGTAAATCTCTAATCGGAAAAGACACTACTATTAATGTTGAATTTAAAAATGGTAAATCATGTACTTATAATCATGACGAAGTGTATAACATTATGAAATCTACACTTGAAACTTTACCTTGTTTTATAAAATATAATTCATACACAAGTTCAACTAATGTACCTGTCAAAGTAAGAAATGTTGTTGAAATAAAATAAACAACACAACTTAAAATCTAGTCTTGGAGCAGAGGTGTGTTTCGACTACACACACTAGAACTAACAAATTAATATTACAACTATGAAAAGAAAATTTCAACACTACGCAATCAATACATTATTAATAGGTTTAACTTCATTGTTTGCTTTCGGTTTCTTAAACCTAACATATCACTTAATATTTAACGTTGACTTCAACACAATAACATTTGGCGGATGGTAATAAGAAAAACATATAACACTAAGTTTCAATGTGATTGGTTTCACTGTGAAATAAACAACGAACACTACTCATCACCTCATCGTGAAAATGTAGAACTATGGCGAGATGATAAGTTAATCAATGCAGATTACTATAAAGAATTGTCAGAACTTAGAGCTGAAGGTTTAGCTTCAATGTATGAAAATAACCACAATAATTGGACTGGTGACTAAAAGAAAACATAAACATAAAGAACTATTCAAGTTAAATAGTAATCAAATTAAAATGATAGAAGATAACTATTACTATAAGTTTAATAAAGAATATTACAAACAAAATATAAAATCTATTGGATAATATAATAAAATCAAATATGAATACAATTAAATTTACTTCTAAAACTACATTAAAACTAAATGGCATTAGTTATAAAGGCTATAATGTCGGTGAACTTCCTAACTCATTTGGTTTTCTTTACAATGAAGACAAAGACTCATATGGCAAATCACACTGGTTTAACTTCAAAGGTTTAACTTGGGTAGAAAAAACAGAATTACCATGGTAGTTACTAATATGAAAGAATTATGCGAGTATAACAGACAGAAGAAGTTAGCTCGTAAAGCACAACACGTAGAAATCATTAAAATCTACGGTGAGTGTAAAGGTATGGGAGACAAAAGATATACTATTCCGCAAAAATCTTCGTTCCCTAAACAATATAAAGCGGCATTTAATAAAATATGGAGATGAAAATAAATAAAAATTTAAGAACAGCGCTATTTACTATAGCAATAATTGGTACTAGTTACGGACTAGGTAAACAACAAGGTGAGCAAACTATAATAGACAGATGGGAAAATAGATGGTTTGACTCTGATTGGTATGACAAGCAATCAATAGAAGATATATTACTCGATACAGATTATTCCATTGAACTTGGCGAGTAATTACAAACAAAATTAAAATATCTTTGGATAATAATATAAAATAATAAATATGTATTGTAGATGTGGAAATACTGTGCACCCAGTAAGATTAGAATTAGGTTATAAAAATTGTGTTAGTTGTAGTACTACTAAAACTTACTCGTACGTACCTATTATCACCCATAAAACTGGTAATACTATACAAATAGTATCACAAGAGGTTTCCGCATCAGTACATAAAGCATGGAGACGAAAGTAAATAAATTAGAAAGATTATTATATCTTACATTGATAGCAGGTATTTGCTTCTTTACAGGTGTATTCTATACATATTATAAAATAGACCAGCGACTATGGAACGAAGAAATATTAAAAGCTAGAGACATAGAGACGAGGTATTTAAACTACCCAACTAAAAGAAATTATAAACGAGACGACTTAGAAAGAATAATATATGGAAACAAAAGGTAGAAAATATGTATTTGTACTCGACTATGTAGATGGTAGAGTGTATAGATATGATGTATGGATAGATGATTCAGAAAAAATAGAAGAATATCTAGACGACATGGGACACTCAATAGGTAACATAGAGTGGATGGTAACAAGATTTAAACGAGTAATAAAATAAATATGGATAGCAAGAAAGCATACGAGCAAATTAAAGAAGACATAGTTGATAGAGAATCAGCATATCTTTGTACTGAACTAGAAAGAGCATTGGATAGAATAATTAATTACACTGATCCACTTGATGAAACTATGTTCAGAGATATAAAAGCATCAGCCATTAAATTATTAAAAGAATGGCACTTGTAATCATTGATAGATAGTTAGACGAGTAGCTTAATTAGATAAGAAATAGGAGATGAAAGTCACACTAACTTATACATAAGTGAATAGCTAACCGATTAGGTATCAATAGATTACATCTACCGGCCTAACAGTAAACCGACGCCTTGGCTTCCTTAAGGTATCAGTTGTACAAAGCCAGTCGTAGTGACAGCCGGTAAGATATTAGCGGGATAGAGCAGTGGTAGCTCGCAAGGCTCATAACCTTGAGGTCGGTGGTTCGACTCCACCTCCCGCAACTATATGACAAAATGTCATGTTTACAAACAAAACAATAATAACTTTGGATAATAATAATATGAAAACATTATACGAAAGACTAAAACCAAATCTTAAAATTAAACTTAAATACAACTCTGTTAAGTACAGAGAAGGTACAAGGCAAGTAATTGCAGAGTTACATAGATTTCATAATTACTCTGAATTAACTGTTGGAACTGTTAAAGACTTAGTATTGTATTCAGACATAGACGATAGAAGATGGAATTCTATTGATTGGAGATATGGTGATAAATTATTTAATGACTAAATTATGGCAACAAATTGGAGAAAAGAACAATTACGACTAGAAAATGCATACGCTCAAGCTATGCTTCACGAAGATGGTATCGTAGAAACTACCACGAAAAGACAACACCTCAACGGTACACGTCAATTTAAATTACCAACAGGTCAACTACTAGCAACCTATAAATCAGGTTATGTACGTAGATGTGATAGTAGTGACAGAATATGGCAACTAAACCCTAAATATAAACGTAAGGCAAGGTGGGTGTTTCTTGATGGTAATCAACTAGTTACAAAAGAGTATGATGTATGGTCAAGAGCACTGATATGGTCAGGATTAGCTAGACTAAACTTCTTACACGAATATGCAAAGAAAAATTACTTAAATAAATAAATATGGCAGAATTACTAACAGATGAGATTATCATCGAATACTTAGAAAATGAGCATGGTTTACAAGAAGAACCAGATGGACCAGTTATACTTGAACTAATAGAATCAGCATATGGTAGCAAGCTAAACAATGATAGCTCATGGGCTGAAGGTCACGAAGATTTAATATGTTACTATCAATCAACAGCAGATTCCTATGAAGTATACATCATTACACATTCTCATAATCATAGAGATATAAGTTTTGAAAATGATGTGTATTATTATCTTGACAACGCTGGTTGGTCAGAGCAAATAATTGATTCTTTAACTAATGGTGGCGATGTATGGTGCGACCCTAATATATGGGACGATATAGAATATGATTTTAATTATGAATTAGAATCTTGGTATAGAGATTATTATAATGACAAAATGGCAGAAGCTGAAGACGAATTACTAGATACAGGAGAATACACAATAAAAGAACACGATGAATAAAATAAACTCAACATTACCTGATTGGTTTAACGGTACGATCTACGACGAAGGTGATACAATAACAAATCCGTTCAGTGGTGAGTCTTATGACTTAGACGCTGCAGAGACATCTATGTACGACTTAATTATGGGTATTAACTATGTTGGTGACCATAGAGGTTGGGACGATGAATTAATAACAACACACCAAAAAGCTTTATCTTGGTTTAGAACTGTAAACCCTAAAGCTTATATGGTATTATTAGATTAAATATGAGTACAAGAAACTTAATAATGGTCGTAGACCGCAAACACAGTAGTAAATACCCAGAAGGGTTTGCTATACATCCAGATCTTGTTAATAAGTATAGTTGTGTTAATATGTACATGCACCATGACGGTTATCCTGAATGGCAAGGTGTACAAATTGCTAACTGGTTATTAGCTAAGAATAATGGATGTAAAGATGGTAGTAGATTAGCATCTAAATTAGTACATGATATGTATTATGATAGCTGTTACTTATTTCCTGATGCAGAAAATGTAGATCACGAGTATAGATATATTATATGGAGTGGTGATAAAGATAAAATACATGTAAGTTGTTGGAATATGTATTCTAATGAAATAGTATTTGTATTAAAACCTGAAAAGATTATATCTAAATATATGGAAGATATGGATTATACTGATTTTTCTAATGGAGAAACTAGATATGGAGATAAAATTAAACATATATTCGATTCAACCCTTAATGAAAAAGAAGAAATAGCTAAATATAATAAGGTTAGGGCTAACGCTCAGAAAATTATAGATATACTAACCCATGAAGACTAACATAGATAAATATTTCATATTTATTATGAATATAATTATATTATTACATGTCTAAAAAAGGAATTACATTACAAACAAATTACAAAAATATTTGGATAATATGACTGATGAACAAATCGAACAATTAGCACAACGCGTAGCTAAAATTATACTTGATCAACTACATGAAGGTTTATTAATAGATATGCAACCTGATGAAGAAGAGGATTTACTAGCTGAACTTGCTAGATGTATGACATTGATGAGTAAATACTTAGCAGAAGAAAAATACGAAGAGTGTGAATTGTTAAAAAAGAAAATTAAAACAATAGAATTAAAATTAAAAAACCTATGATAAAACCTATGCTTGCACACAAGTATGACGAGTCAAGAATAAACTGGTCATTACCTGTGTATATACAACCTAAACTAGACGGTGTCCGCTGTCTATTTACTAAAGATGGCGCGTATTCACGTGCTGGTAATAAATTTATGAATCTAGCTCATATAGAGTTAGTATTGATACCGTTCTTTAAACAGAACCCAAACACTGTTCTTGACGGTGAATTATACAATCATGAATTAAAAAATGATTTTGAAAAAATTATATCATTAGTTCGTAAGCAAAAACCTACCGCAGATGATAGATTAGATGCTCAAAAATTAGTACAGTTCCACGTGTATGATTATATTGATGATAGTTATGACAACTATCAAGTACGCATGGCTAATCTAGTTTGTTCAGATGTTTATGATGAATATATTAAACACGTGCCAACATTACTAGCTGATTCATATAGTTATGCTAGAACCTTACATGAAGAGTTCTTAGAAGATGGTTACGAAGGCTCTATCATTAGACTTAATGGTAAATACAAACACGGTAGATCTTACGACTTAATGAAATTCAAAGACTTCAGCGATACTGAAGCAACAATCATAGGTTATGAAACAGGTAAAGGCAAAAGGACAGGCACGCTCGGTAAGTTCATAATGCAAGATGATGAAGGTAATGAGTTCGGTTGTCCACCGGGCAAAGGATTTACTTACAAAGATCTTAGCAATATGCTCGACAACGTTCACGACTATATTGGTCAGCGTGCTACCTTTACCTATTTCCAAAGAACTAATGCTGGTAGCTACAGACATCCATTATTTAAAGCACTAAGAAATTATGAGTAAACTAATATGGCAATTATACAACGACAACTTAATATCAGAAGAGGTAGCAAACCTCTTATTAGACAAACATTATAATAGGTTAAACCACAAAAGATATAAATGAATATATTTTATTTACATTCTGACCCAGTTAAAGCTGCACAGATACAATACAATAAGCATGTAGTTAAAATGATCTTAGAATCAGCTCAAATGCTTTGTACAGCTCATCATGTATACGGTAATGCAGAACAACAATTAAATGTACCTTATAAACAAGCGCATTTAAATCACCCGTCAACAATATGGACTAGACAATGCAGAGCTAATTACAGATGGTTGTTTTTACATATGATTGCTTTAGGTGATGAATATACTAAAAGATACAATAAAACACATTTAACTATAACTAAATGTGCTAAGTTTTTAAATGTACCTCCAGTGCATATACCTATTGGCGATTTTTGTGAACCACCACAAGCTATGCCTGATGAATATAAAGTTCCAGGTTGTAGCATTACAGCTTACTGGAATTATTATGAAGGTGAAAAATATTTAGTAGCAGGAGCTACAGAAGAATTAATAACAAGAGATAAATTATATGAGAAGGAAATTATATAAACATTTAATGGAGACAAACTTTATGAACTTAGCTTCTAAAGTAAAACAATTTAAAAAGGTAAAAAGAAGAAGAAATGAAAAAATATAGTGTAGCAAACTACATTCGATATAAAGAGGATTTAAAGGCAAGTATGCCAGAAAATAAACCTTATAAAGATTATACTAGACAGGAACTAATAGTCAAGTTTTTACCGTTAGTAGAAACATTAGGTAGAAAATTTTCAACTAGTGATCAAGCTTCAGGAGTTATGACTATTATGGATATAATACAAGCTGGTAGTGAAGCATTGACAAAAGCAGTAGATAGACTAGACTGGGAAACAGTAGATAAATCTGATGATATAGAAAAAACTTTAAAATCATTTTTTAGCAAAAGAATAAAAGGCGGAATACGTAGACGTGTAGATATGGCTCGAGGCAATATAAGAATACCAGAGCATCAACTAAATCATATGCGTAAAAGTAAAGATAAAAAAGCAGTTGAAATGTTTTTTAATTCTATATTTTTATCTATTGACGCTAAAGTAAACGACGAAGATATATTTAACCAAATACCTGATAAATCAGAACCATATAATATACATTTAATAAACTTATATTTAAAAAGTTTAATGCAAAAGTATTTAAAACAAAATGAATATGAAGTTTTAAGATTATCTTATGGTCTTGATTGCGATAAGCATACAGCAAAGCAAATTGCAGACAAATTAAACATTGAAGGATCGGCTAGTTATGTAAGAATATCTGAGCTAAAAAAGCAAGCCGTACAAACTTTAATTGATAATGTAGATCACTCGCAAGTGCTTGATTATCTGTAAGTTAAATATGTAAATTAACAATTAAATATGTAATTATTATACTATGACCATATACGAAAAACTATCAAAAATTCAGACAAAATTTAAATCGAAAAAAAGTAGATTTAATTCATTCGGTAAGTATTACTTCAGGTCAGCCGAAGACATTCTCGAAGCTACAAAACCCTTTCTGTTAGAGTTAGGAGTTACCGTAACAGTTAATGAGGAGTTAATTGCAACAGAGCCAATGCCTGTTATACAATCAACTGCTACAGTAACTGATGGTGAAGGTACAATTACAGCTACATCAGTAGTTGGAGTTGATCTTAATCAAAAAGGTATGCAAGCACCTCAACAGTTCGGTTCAGCATCGAGTTACGCAAAGAAGTATGCACTAGGAAATTTATTCCTAATTGATGATACTCAAGATAGTGACGCAACTAATAACCACGGTAAGGATAAACTTACTGATATTAATAAAGCTAAAAGCTATATTAAATCAGGTGGTAAAATAGAAGCTATCAAAAAGAAGTATCAATTAACATCAGCTCAAGAAGCTGAGCTTAAAACTCTCTAATGAATAAAGAAAATGTAATTGAAAAGCTACGCGACGATGCGCATTACTACGGAGACTTTGGTAAAAAGTATCTAAGTAATTCTGACATCTCGGCTTTACTTACAAATCCTTTAGCTTTAGGAAAGCCTAGCGAGCCTAGGCCTGCTTTCTTAGTTGGCGGATACTTTCATACCGCTATACTAGAACCAGATAAACTGAAAAAGTACAAGGTTATACCTTCGTCAACTAGGAATACTAAAGCTTACAAAGAGATGTCTGGTGGTGAATTATGCTTATTACAACATGAAGTTGATGCTATAGAAAAATTATCTGATATTATGTTAGATAATAAAGTATGTCAAGCAATGATACGTGATAGTAATACAGAATACGAAACTCCAGGTATTAAAGAGATTGAGGGTGAAATGTGGAAAGGTAAAGCAGATATTATAAATCATAATGAAAAGCTAGTCATTGATTTAAAAACGACAGCTGATATTCAAAAATTTAAATGGTCTGCTTCTAAGTACAACTATGACTCTCAAGCTTATATTTACAGTGAGTTGTTCGGTTATGAAATGGTTTTTATTGTAATAGATAAAAACTCAGGACAACTCGGAATATTTGACTGCTCACCAGAATTTTATGCTAAAGGTCAAGACAAGGTCCAACGAGCAGTGGATGCTTATAGATTATTTTATAAGAACAAAGACTTTGACCCAAAGCAATATTTTATTAATAAAACCTTATAACCATGGCAAGAACTAGAAAAAACCAAATGAAAGTATGCAGCGTAACTGGATTAGAAACTTCTGTAAACAACTTTTACAAGAATCAAAACCATGTTAAAGCTGTAGACAATTTAAGAAGAACTACTAATGCTACTAAAGAGCAATTAGCTAGAATGTTTAACCAAATTAATCAATACGCATAATATGGCAGGAATTATTAAAGGTAGTATTAACTTATCTGAAATACCTAAAGATAAAATTATCGAAGGTAAAAAAGGTAAATACTTACCAATATCAATTACGATTAATGATGAAGTCGACCAGTTTGGTAACTTCGGACCAATCATAGTTGATCAGTCAAAAGAGGAAAGAGATGCTAAGGTTGCTAAGAAATATCTTGGTAATGTTAGAGTTGTTTGGAGCAACGGTACTTTCCCTGATGCACCAAAGCAAGGAGCACCAGCTCCAGCTTTAAAAGCAGCAGCAGTTGAAGCAAAGGACGATTTACCATTTTAATTAAATTAAATGCAAGTAGAACAATACGAGATCAATGGATTTGTTATTGACCAGTTCAATCAATATAATCTAGAGCAGAAGAAACAGGGCATATGTCCTCTTTGTTCTGAAGATAGAAAACCCGAAAACCGTAAGAAGAAATGTGCTTCATACGACTGGGAACGTGGTCTTGGAACTTGCCACAACTGTGACACCACTTTTCAACTACATACGTATCAACGTAAAGGAGCAACTGATAAAGAGTATATCAGACCAGTTGATCCACCAAAAGAGGAATTTAATATTCCTCGTACTAAAGTAGCTGAGTGGTTTGAAACTAGAGGTATATCTACTAGGACTCTTATTGATCTTCAGATCAGTGAGGGTCCTGAGTATATGCCGCAAACCGGTAAGACCGAGAACACCATAAAGTTTAATTATTATATCGGCGATCAACTTATTAATGTAAAATATAGAGATGGCCGTAAAAATTTTAAACTATATAAGGGTGCTGAAAAAGTATTTTATAATATTAACAGCATAGTAGGTTATGATAGTTGTGTTATAACCGAAGGAGAAATGGATGTACTTGCTTTACACGAAGCAGGTATTAAAAACTGTGTGTCTGTACCTAATGGTGCAACAATAACACATAACAACTTAGATTATCTAGATAATTGTATAGATTATTTTGAAGATAAAAAACAAATAATATTAGCATTAGACACTGATGCTCCAGGTATGGCTTTGCGTACAGAGTTTGTGCGTAGGCTAGGTGCTGAAACATGTTTTCTAGTAGATTTTGAAGACTGTAAAGATGCTAATGAATACTTGATGAAGTATGGCAAAGATAAACTTAAGCAAACAATCGATAAAGCAAAAGCGTATCCTTTGGAAAATGTCACAACATTTAAAGACATCGAAGGTGAAGTCAAAGACTTTGTTAAAAACGGATTCAAACCGGGTTATCAAATTGGTTTACCAAACTTTGATCAAATTTTTTCAACTTATACCGGACAGTTTATCACTGTTACTGGTATACCTTCTTCTGGTAAGTCTGATTTTGTTGACCAGATGTGCGTAGGTTATAATCAAAACTACGGTTGGAAAACAGGGTTCGCATCGCCAGAAAATACTCCAAATTATTTACATGCACACAAGTTAATGCGTAAAGTATGGGGTAATATGCCTAACGTAGATGATATAGATACAGACAAATGGAATCAAGTTGCTCAACACGTTAATGACAACTTCTTTTTTATTGATATGGAAAAATATAGTCTTGAGTCTGTGTTACGCAAAGGTGCTGAGCTTGTTAAACGTAAAGGTATTAAATGCTTAGTTATTGATCCTTTTAATAAAGTTAGAGATAAAAACGCTAGCTCGTTAGATGTTAATACATATACGATGGAATATCTAACTAAGATAGAAAACTTTGCTAAAAAGTTTGATGTGCTTGTGTTTATTGTAGCGCATCCAACTAAAATGTATAAAGATAAAGACGGACAAATTGAAGAACCTAATATGTATAATATAAAAGGTGGTGGTGAATGGTATGATGCTAGTTATCACGGTATATTAGTCCATAGAGATTATGATGCTAAAACAGTTAAAGCAAAAGTTCTTAAAGTAAAATTTCAAAACCTCGGTGAAAACGGAGCTGAATGTCATTTTAAATGGGAACCAAACTCAGGTTGTTTTATACCTCATGTTGTAGATCAAATTAAAGAAGAACCAATGCCTTGGGAATAGATGCCGCGAAAAAAGAAAGATGTAATGGGACAATATATGCCTACTATGCTGGAGATGGAAGCGTACAGATGGTGTATAAACAATGGAATATATATATCCCCATTTGCGAATGGAGAAGGAGCTTGGTACATTGATATTAAGATAAATAACAAAACAAATAGATCTCCGCTAGTCTATGGTCCAGTATCAATATGGATACAGATGTACGAGTTCTATAAATATTATTATAAAAAATATGCGCAGAAAATTTAAAAATGCAGACGAAGCTTATAATTATTTTCTTGATAAAATAATTACAGACGGTATACCTTTTGGTGATACTAAAGCTTTATTTAACGTTGGGTTTACGTTAGAAAAACCACTAGAAAATTATATATTTAATAAAGAACGTAATTGGAAACCTGATTATGCTCATGCTGAATGGAAATGGTATTTATCCGGTGATCCTAATATTTATGAGTTAGGTAAAATATACGGTAAGATACCACCGATATGGGAAAAAATGGCAGATAGTCATAATGAGGTTAGATCTAATTATGGTTGGCAATGGCAACGTAATGATCAATTAGATTACGTAGTTGCTAAGTTAAAAAATTGCAAAGATACTAGACACGCAGCTATTAGTATATATGACTGTAAAGAACACAAGACATATGCTAAAGATACGCCGTGTACTTATGCAGTTCAGTTTACAATTGTAAATAATAGACTAAATATGGCTGCCCTGATGCGTTCTAATGACCTCTGGTACGGCTTCTGCAACGATCAATACTGTTTTAGTATGTTGCAAAAATTAGTTGCAGATAGATTAAATATTGAAGTTGGTGAATATTACCATTATGCACACAACTTACACTTGTATAACAATAAATTATAAACATGTATTATATTTATCACATACCAGGTAAAAAGATTGGTGTTACATGTAATCTTAATAGGAGAGTTACAATAACACAGGGTTATAGCCCAGACGAATATGAAGTTCTTGATCAGTCCGATGATATAAATTATATATCAGAGAAAGAGATAGAACTTCAAAAGTCTTATGGCTACAAGATTGATAGAAAATTATATAAAAATTTATTTAATAAAATGAAAATAAACGTAACAGAACAAACTACTACGTTTCCTTATCCAGTTACAAAATTAAAAGGTAATTTAATGGATAATATAGGATTTAAATGGAAGTCAGAGCACGGTGATTTTGTACTTAATTTAGATTCTATACGTTGGATAATGAAAAACGTTAAAACCTCTATGTATAACAACAATAGATCTTATGTTTACAATAAAGCTTTTGCTGAATGGTTTAAAACTCCTGAATTATGGAGTGAAGATCAAGTAGATCAAAAACCATCAATAACAAATAGTGATAGATTTGAATTAATAAGAGACTGGGCTAGATCTAGAGGCTTGTATGATAAAGGTAATTCACATACACAATATGTTAAACTTCAAGAAGAAGCTGGTGAACTAGCTAAAGCATTGTTAAAAGATGATAAACCTGAAATTATTGATGCTATTGGTGACATGGTTGTTGTATTAACAAATCTAGCTCATTTACAAGGAGTTACTATAGAAGACTGTGTAGACAGTGCTTACACAGTTATAAGTACAAGAACAGGTAAAATGATTAACGGAACATTTGTAAAAGATGAATAATTACGTAGTAAAGACTAACGATGAAATCGTACAAAGAGTTATCGAAAAGATAGACCAACGTAGTCTAATTGGTCAGAAAAAGTACGGTGCAACAATGATGGGTGAAATTAAAAATGAAGTCAAAGACCTTGACAGATTTTTAGTTGATGTGCAAGAAGAAATAATGGATGCGTTGCTATACATACAAGCCGCAAGAGTTTGCTTACGTGACGAGATTGAAGAAGCAATGGTGAATAGAATGAATGTGATAGGGCAAAACGGAAACGACGGCTTACATTATGAAGAAGAAGAACTATAAAAGAAAACGTGGACCAGTACAAGCAAAGAAGGTAACGTATGACGGTATCAAATTTGCTTCTGGTCTTGAACGTTATATGTACATGGCTTTAAAGAAAGCTAAAATAAAAGCTAAATATGAAGGTCAAACTTATGAAATAGTTTCTGGGTTTGATTTTATAAATCCTTGTTACGCAAGAACAGCTAATGGTAAAGGAGAGTTTAAACAACGTGGTGGTAAAAAAATACTACCAATCAAATATACTCCAGATTTTATTGGTAAAGACTTTATAATTGAATGTAAAGGTAGAGCTAATGAGTCTTTTCCATTGCGCTGGAAATTATTTAAAAAATATTTAGTTGATAATAAATTGTACCCAAGATTATATAAACCACAAAATCAAAAAGAATGCGACGAAACAGTAAGGTTAATCCTAAGCTCGCAAAAATAATAGCTAGGAAAAAATATGCTGAGCGCCAAATTGACAAATGGGTTAAGTGGTCTTGGCAACAAAGAGGAAAAATAAAATATAAAGAACTTGTGAAATATCAAGATCAATATAATATAAAAGTTTATGGATAAAGAAAAATGGAACTGGTCTTTGTCAATAGGTTTTTACCCGGGTATATTATTCGGAACAAGAGCTTATGAAGAACAAAACCAATTAACTTATGTGTTTTATATCCCATTTGTGGATATAGCACTAGAAATACCTTATAACAATGAGTCTATTTAAAGAAAGAATACCGTACAAACCGTTTGAATACCCTATATATTACACTGAAGGTTGGTTAAAGCAAGCACAAGCATTTTGGTTACATACAGAAATACCTATGTCAGGTGATGTAAAAGACTGGAACGAAAAGCTTACTGATGCTGAGAAAAACTTAGTTGGTAATATATTGTTAGGATTTGCTCAAACTGAATGTGCTGTATCTGATTATTGGACTCAAAAAGTCGTATCATGGTTTCCAAAACATGAAGTGCAACAGATGGCTATGATGTTCGGCTCACAAGAAACAATACACGCTGTTGCATACAGTTATTTAAATGAAACACTTGGACTTGAAGACTTTGAAGCGTTTCTTCACGAACCGGCAACATCGGAAAGGTTTGATAACTTGGTTAGTTATGACGGCAGTGATCCTGTTGGCATTGGTAGAAGTTTGGCCGTGTTTTCAGCCTTTGCAGAGGGTGTTAGTTTGTATTCAGCTTTTGCTGTTTTATATTCTTTTCAGCTTAGAAATCTTCTCAAAGGAATAGGACAACAAATGAAATGGTCTGTAAGAGACGAATCATTACACAGCCGCATGGGTTGTCAATTATTTAGACACATGTGTGAGGAAATACCTGATCTAAAAGAACAATGCAAGGAAGATATATACAAAGCAGCTAAGATCATGGTAGAATTAGAAGAAAAATATATAGATAAAATGTTTGAAATGGGTGATATTGAAAACCTAAAATCAAACGATTTAAAACAATTTATTAGAAAAAGAACAAATGAAAAACTTGTCGAACTTGGCTACACTGATAAAAGACGTTTTTTTAGCTACGATACTGATTCTGCAGCTAATCTTGATTGGTTTTATCATCTTACTGGTGGACATACTCATACTGACTTTTTCGCAATTAGACCAACAGATTATAGTAAAGCAAATGAAAATGAAGACTTTGAAGACATTTGGTAATATACCAACAGATAAATTATTACACTTTTTTTATGGAACAATAATTAGTTTTGTTTCCATGTTAATATTTGGTGTAAACGGCTTGTGGATTACAGTTATTGTAGCCGCAGCAAAAGAGATAATATGGGATTGGCTGATGAAAAAAGGTAGTCCTGAATTATTAGATTTTATATTCACAATTATACCTGCGGGTATGTTTTTAATATTATGTTAAATGAAAGAATCAAAAATAATAGAATTAAAAAAAAGAGTAGAAGGTCTAACTGGTTTAGTTAGAAATTTAGTACAAGAAGTACACTCCTGTGTTAGTATGTCACAAGGTACTTTAACCGCGCTTCAACTACATTTAGGTAAAGAAGAGTGGGATAAAATAGTAGAAGAATTAAAAGACAGAGAAAAAAGATTAAAAGATGTGGAACAATCAATGGAAAAAGGGAGTTGATTATCCTGAATGGGGTGACAACGAAGTTTATAAAAAAACTATAGGTGGAGGTTATTTATATAATGGTGAAACACCTAAAGAAGCTTATCAACGAGTTTCAAAAACAGTTGCCAAAAGGTTATTTAAACCTGAAATGGCTGATGTCTTTTTTGAATACATATGGAAAGGATGGTTATGTCTTGCTAGTCCGGTATTATCTAACACAGGTACTGATCGCGGTTTGCCTATTAGCTGTTTCGGCATTGATGTGGCTGATAGTATCATTGACATAGGACAAAAAAACTTAGAGATGATGCTGCTCGCTAAGCACGGCGGTGGAGTTGGTATCGGTATAAATCAAATTAGACCCGCCGGAGCTAAAATAACAGGAAATGGAACAAGCGACGGAGTTGTGCCTTTTTGTAAAATATACGATAGCACAATACTTGCCACTAATCAAGGATCTGTCAGACGAGGAGCTGCATCAGTTAACATTAACATTGACCACCCCGATTTTGAGGAGTGGCTCGAGATTAGAGAACCTAAAGGAGACGTTAACAGACAATCGCTTAACCTACATCAATGCGCTGTCGTCGGCGATAAATTCATGCGAAGACTTGAAGCTGGCGATACAGAAGCTAGAAAGAAATGGGGAAAGCTATTACAAAAACGTAAAGCGACTGGAGAACCTTATATACTTTTTAAAGGTAACACTAACAAACAAAATCCAAAAGCTTACAAAGACAACGCTTTAAAAGTACATATGACAAATATCTGTAGTGAAATAACATTACACACAGATGAAAATCACTCATTCGTTTGTTGTCTGTCTAGCTTAAACCTAGCTAAGTACGACGAATGGAAAAATACAAATATCATTTATGACTCAATATGGTTTCTTGATGGAGTACTTGAAGAGTTTATACAAAGAGCTAAATATAGAAAAGGGTTTGAAAACTCTGTAAGATCTGCTGAAAAAGGTAGAGCGTTAGGTCTTGGTGTACTCGGATGGCATACATACTTACAAGAAAAAGGTTTACCATTTGAGGGTTTATTAGCACAATATGAAACTAGAAGAATTTTTAGTCAAATCAAAATCGAATCTGAAAGAGCTTCAATGGCTCTTGCTGATGTTTATGGAGAACCTCTTTGGTGTGTCGGTACTGGTTTTCGTAATACCCATTTACGCGCTATTGCTCCCACTGTTAGTAATTCTAAACTTTCTGGAAATGTTAGTCCCGGGATTGAACCCTGGGCAGCTAATGTATTTACGGAACAGTCAGCTAAAGGAACGTTCATTAGGAAAAATCCTACGTTGGTTAAGGTTTTGGAAAAAGCCAAAATCAACACAAAAGAAACGTGGGACAAAATCTTAGCAGATGGTGGTTCAGTACAAGATATAAAAGAACTAGACGACGATACAAAAGAAGTATTTAAAACATTTAAGGAAATAAATCAATTAGAATTAGTTAGACAAGCTGGTATACGCCAGCAATATATAGATCAGTCAGTTAGTTTGAATTTAGCTTTTCCAGCTGTAGCAAATCCTAAATGGATAAATCAAGTACATTTAGATGCATGGAAAAAAGGAATTAAAACTTTATATTATATGCGGACTGAGTCAGTGCTACGTGGAGATATAGCAAGTAAAGCTATGGAAGACTGCGTCGCGTGTGACGGATAATAAAAAAGGGAGGCTCAATGCCTCCCTTCTTGTTACAGGATCTTTGGGTATGGTACGCCCATTATATGTTGATCCTAGTCTATATCATACTTACTCATTAAATCTTGTTGATAAGCTCTAGTTTTTTTCATTTCATCAAACTGTCTATTTTTAGCTTGTTCCATTACAACTTTATTTAATGAATCTATTTGTCTAGCAACTTTATCACTTTCTTCATTTCTATTAGTTATAAAAAAATCATAACTTTTACTATATTCTGGTCCTTCTACATCAGCATATTCAGGATTTTTAATTTTCCTACTTTCTACTCTTTTTAAAAATTCATCTAAATCATTACCACCACTGCTGCTTACAACTCCATTATTACGTATCGGAATTGGTTCTGGTATATCTAGTCTTTTAGGAGTTCTATCAAATGGTTTTTCAACTTTTTTTACTATTTTTTTAACAGGAAATGGACTCATGTGCGGTAACTTGTAATTACCTATATTAAAATTTTTCATATTACTTTGTATTTAGTTTTACCCATGTCATCTTTATAGGCTTTTAAACATTTATTTCTATTATCTTCTTCTGACACATATGATACATGAATCCAGTTTGGCTGTGTGTCTGTACCAAACTCCCATATCATTTGATCAAAATTTAAGTTTTCTTTTATCCAATGATACATTTCTGCATTAGTTTTACAACCATAGACATCATCAATATCAATTGCTTGACCTTTACAATGCTGTGAAGTTTTAGAACCTCCTATGGCTTCGTTTAAATCTGGTGATCTAAAAAATGAATTAACTTTTATTGGTCCACCAACCCACTCACGTAATGGTTGAAACACTTTTTCAGCTAATAATTTCATAGCTTCTATTTGTGTTGGGTTTGGCGTATTATCTATTCCTTTACGCTTAGCAGTTTCAGAGTGTATTGCTTCTGCATAAGTTATATTGGCGCTTATTTTCATTTTTCTTTATTTTTGTTGCAAAAATTTCTAGCAGCTTCTCTACTACCAAATCCCCACTTTTTTAATGCCATAGCATATCTAGTAGGTTCTCCTTTTTTATCTTTCATAGATCCTTTCATACCTGCAAATCTACAAGCAAATGAAACTCTACGTTTACCAGTACCTTTAGTTTGTCTTTCACCTAGAGTTTTACCAGTGTCACGTTTATGCTCAGCTCTCATTTTTTTATTTTGCTTTTCATAAGCTTGCTCTTTAATAGTCAATGGAGCAGTTCTTTTAGCTTCAGCATGTTTTAAACCAACTTTATTACCTGAGCCTCTACCTGCTACAGCAGCTTGTCTAGCTCGCATGTCGTTCCATGCTTTAGTGTGCATTACACTAGCAGCACAATGTTTAATAGGATTTTCCATTATTCTCCACATTTTTTAGATGGATCATCAACTCTTCTCCAGTCTTCTTTTTCAAACCAGTCACGTAATGTAGCCCCTTTTTTACGAGCTCCTTTTACGTTTGTTTTAGATGATCGCTTATATTTACCTTTAGCACCAGCAGCTTTTTTAGAGTTAACTAGTTTTTCTCTTTGCTCTTTACTCATGCTTCTTATTTTAGAAGCAGGTAGACAAGTTTTAGTTGTGCCGCCACCTTTTTGCTTAGCAAATGGTGAGTTGTGCTGTATATAAGTCATTATTTTTTACCTCCAAATTTACTTGGACCACCAGCTTTTGTACATCTTACACCCCAACCTGAAGCATAAGCGCTTGGCCAAACTTTAAATTTTCTTTTTGCAGCAGCTTTACAAGCTGAACTAATTTTAGCTAATGGACCATTATAGTTATTAGATGAAGGACTTGTTGTTTGTTTACTCATATACCAATCTTGAAAAGACGTAGATGACTCTGCGGGTTTATTGTTTTGTACTTTTTCACTATCAGGTACTACTAAATGTGATCTTTGACCAGCACCAGCAGCATACCATTCAGCTCCTTCTTTAGCGACTCTATCTCTATATTCTGAAGATGTTTCACCAGTTTTTTTCTTGCTTTTATAAATGTTTCCCATGATTATTCTATTTCGCTAAACACAGCGTAGACTCTAACGTTTCGTTTTCTGCCTTTACGTATTGTAGCTATTAATTCTTTTCTTTCTTTTACCAGATCCTCTGTAACTGGATAATATTTAGGATTTTTACTATTTAATTTTCTTTTTTTCATTTTAAAATTGACTTGCAGTGTTTACCTCATCAACTGCTTCTTGTATTTCATTTAAATCTACTGGCAACATTAAATCTAGTCCTGCTTTAAAAACAGTTTCTTTAATACCGTCTTTAAATATAATTAATGTTGGCGCCATACGTACCTTGTATTTCTTTTTAGCAGCTGGGCACGTAGCTATATCTGCTCTATAATATATAACATCTTTTAGTTCTAACCATTGCTCAAATTTATTAGCATCGTTAAACTTAGCATAAAATTCTACAATAACAGGTTTGTTTTGATCATCGCCAAAAGCTTGTTTTTCATTTATTTTATTATCAAAATTATCATCGCTTATCCACTCTTGAGCAGATACGTTAAACGATATTAATAATAAAATTATATTTAAATATTTCATATTACCTACCTCTTTGTTGTAGCTCGTACAAACGTTCGTCGATTTTTTCTATAGTTTCTTTTATTTCTTGTACATCTTCTTGAGTGTCTATAATTGTTTGACGTATCAACTCGTCTTTTAAATCATATTCTACTCTGTCGATTACAGGAGCAGGTAATTCTTTAGCTAAAGCTATGTCTGCCTGCAATGTGAAATAAAGAGTAGCAAAACCTACTGCTCCTCCAATTATTAAACCTATTGTTTTTAAATCAACGGTTATTTTAGTATCTTCGCCAATTTGTGGTGCTCCCATTTTATTTTAATGTTATATTTAATCCTACAGATCCGTTATATATTTTACTATCCCAAAACTTAGTGTATTCGCCTTCTACAAACACTCCAATGCTTTTGCTTAATTTCCATCCAAAAACAACACCAGCCTGATAATCTTCCCATTGCTCAAGCTCTGAGTCTTGCATTAAACCACCAAGTCCCCAATTGTTTCTATTTAAATAACTAAAATCTTCGTCGCCTTTTACATACTTGTGGTATGGTAATAAGTAAGAACCATAAGCATGAAGCCAAAAGTTATTTTTATAATGGTAATAGTCAAAACCGAGCACAGGTGATAATACACCAAAAGCGTCTAGATCGTCCCATACTTCATGATTATAACGATTCATTAATTCAGCAAATACTGTGTCACGGAATTGTAAATCTGTATAAGCTACAGTTTCACCTTCTTCATCTATCCAATACCAATCAAATGTTTCATTGCCAAAAGAATCTTCTTGCGTATAATATATATCATCATAACCATACATAAAACCTAACGTGTACCAAGGATTTACAATTTGCCCTGACTCATTTGTTTCATTTAACCATATCTCTACTGGATTATAACCATAAGGTCTTTCATGTGTACGATATATAGCTCCAGCAGATACACTAAACTTTTTACCAATAGGTAGTTTAACTCTAACTTCTGCTGATTTATATTTAAAATCAACTTTGCCTTGCGCTCTACTTTCTAATTTAACCATGTGGTTTTTACCACTATGCTTTACAAAGTATCTATGGTTTTTAAATATTTCATCTCTAGATCTTTCTTTTTCTGTATGAAATACATATTCTAAACCTTTTACAGGTGAGTTAGTAGCAGACAAACCTACATTACTTTCTGTTCCATCGTAGTATTGTTTACCTTTTACTTCATAATCAAATCTAGCTAATTTACGTATGCCAAATCCATATCTATAATCATAGTCATAATAATCTGTACCATCAACAACTACAGGCGCAGAGTATAGATTTCCATTAGGATTAGTTCTAACAAAGTAATCTTTTGGTTCTTCTTTAGGATTATCTATATCACCCGCTACATATATAGTTCCATATTTTAAGAAATCTTTATATATTTTTTCAAAAAGATTTTGTGAATTTATAGTAAAACTCACTAAAAACAATAGTAATGTAAGTAATTGCTTCATTATTTATATTTTTTAAACATTAATTTATATAATAACTTATTCCAAGCTTCTTGTATTTTATCTACGAATTTTTTTATTTTTTCTTTCATTCTTTTTTTTAATTATGTAATTTATAATTATACCACCTAATGTAGTTGCAACTAAATCTTTAGCATCGAAACCACCATATCTTAAATAATCGTAGGTTTCTTTAGCAAATCCAGCTATAAATGAGGTTCCTACTGGTAAACTCATTTCATTAGCTACGATTTCAGTAGTTGCTCCAGCTGCAAAATGATAGTATTTATCTTTACCTATAGATTGTGAACTAGCACAACCCACAGTAACCACCGCAAAGAGGACAAGGATTTTTTTCACTCATGATTTATTTTTAGGTTTAACATAGTACTGCAATGTTCCATCAGGTCTTTCTACTTGTATATAATCAACACCAAGCTCGCCTGTTGGTTTTATAGCATTTGGTCCTGATAATGGGATTTTTTTAGTAAAGCCCATATTTTTAAACTTACGTATATCGTTTTTATACTTTTCTTTTATTTTTTCTAAGTCTTTAGCTTCTTTATCTATTGTACTTTGTCTTCCCCAATATGGTAAACCAAAGTTCCAGCCAGACCAACCTAAAAATAATGCAACTCTTTGCCAAGTTTTTGTTTGCTCGTCAGTTGCCTGCCTCATGTTATTTAATTTTTGCAACGCGCGATCAATAGGTAAATTCGTTGTAGCAGAAATAATTTGTGATATAGCTAGATACGCTGGGTTATCTATACTCCAACCACGCCTTTTTATTTCTTTCATGTTCCAGTCAAATGTTTTAGCAGCTGTTCTTAACTTACGAACCTTACTATCAAGCACTGGTGAAAGATTAAATACATCCCATATTATCTCTCTGTATTGAGTAGTTTTCTTTTCTTTTTCATCTGCAACTCTTATTAAAATATTTTTAACTGTAGAAACTATTGCGCCACCAAAACCAAGCCCAAACAATAAAGAGTCAGACATACCGTTTACTATATCCGCTGCATTAGCTTTTTCTTTTTCATTATCTTCTTCATCATCATCAAATGCTAAAGCAAATAAACCTTGTTGTAATCCTTGGAATAACAAGTTTTGCATACCGACATAATATATAATACTAGACATGTTACTTAAATCACTTTCACGCTGAGTCATACCAGGTTTTTTACGTCTGTTATATAAATCCTGTATAGACTTTTTAGTTTTTCTATTATACTGCATTGTTACGTTTTGGAACGAAAGTATAATACGACCAGCAAAACTAGCTTGTTGTTGTGATATTTTGCTTGGATTACTTGACTGTTGTGTTTCTTCTGCTATTGCATAGAAATCATCAAATGCTTGTTGCTCTGCTTCAGCTTCAGTATATAGTTTGCCAGTTTTCTCATTAACTCTATTTTGTAAAGCAGCTTTTCTATTTATAAAAAATGTAGCACCACCAGTTGCAATAGCTAGAGTATCCATTATTCTTGTAATAGCAAAACCTTTATCAAGTATATAGTTAATCATACCTTTTATACCACCTTTTCTACCGGCGTCTGCAAGTTCTGCTTCATTTACATTTATCTTTAAACCATCACGTCTGTTAACAAGATAATCAGAGTTCATTAACTTCAACACTGTTGGGAAATAATCTTTACTAGCAAATGCTTTAGCAGCTTTATATATATTGTTATCACCCCAGTTTATAAAGTTTACATTAGAAATCATTTGTAGTAAACCAGATCTCATGTTTAAGAACATAACTGCACCAACAGAACTGTTCAACCAGTCCATCATTTCGTTTACAATACGAGCGCCACTTCCTACAAACACTGGTCTGTTGCTACCAGACTTCATCCTACGTAAAGAATCTTCTAATGCTTCTCTAAATTTAGAACCATATATAGATTCTATTTTATTTAAGTTTTCTTTAGAAAATATAATATCTGAATTTTGATTAAACTCAGCCATTAATTTTTTTCTAAACGTAGTATCTAAACCTCTAAGTATATCTGTTTTAATGTCACCTGCTAACCAGTTTGCTTCTGGCGCTGGATATTTTTCACCTTTTTGTATAAGTCCTAATTCATCTGCGAATACATTAAGTTCATTATCTTGTTCTACCGCTTTAACTAAAGCATCGACATCTCTTTTAGACATGCCTGGTATTTCTAGTCCTTGCTTAGCCCAGTTGTAAACTCTTACTGCGTGAGATTTAGTGTATGGCCCAATACCTATTTCTTCTAATAAAGGATTTTTACCTTTTTTACTTTTTAAGTTTGGAAATTGTTTTTTCAATGCTGCAAAATCATTAGCAACTCTTACTTTAGCTGATAATAATTCTTGCTCTGCCTTATTATAAGGATCAATTAAGTTATCTTTTAAAAACTTTAAATGTTTATTACCTTGCTCGCCTTTACCTGCGAAAGCATATAATAGCCCCATAAAGTCATCAGCTGATGGTGTAATTTTAAATTGATTAATAAATCTTTTAAATAATCCTTTATCTTTTTGCTGACCTTCTAATCTTGCTCTAGCGTCAGAATATTTTTTAAATGCTTCTTTACCAGTAACCTGCTCTAATTGTTTGTTAAAGTCTTTATTTAGTTTTTCGCCTTTACTTTCAAGTGCTTGTTGCACTTTATTCTTAACATCAACAGCGTCCAACACCTGTCTAACACCTTCTACATTAGCTAATGAATCATCAGCAAAATAAAAATCATTATAACCTTCAGCTGTTTTGTTTAAAACCCAATCAACTTTAGCCTGTGAAGATCCGTCTTCTAAGCCAGTTATATTTTCTAAAGGTATGTTTATACCTATACTGTCTAAAAACTGTTTAATTGCTGGTCCAGCACTATTAGGACGCGCTGTAAGAACGAATATATCACCAGATCCAAACTTACCTTGACGTTTTCTAGCTAAATCCGCTAAGGGTCCTTCTTTTGTATCTTTAGCGACATCTTCAAAATTACTAAAATCAAACTCAGCTCCTTGGTTTTGTAGATCACCAGCGTTTTTTGCAAAATCAGAAGCTGTAATTTCCATAACATTACCGTCAGGCATGTTGACTATAACTTTTTCTTTTGTTTTAGCAAGTGTGTCATCAAAATCAAAGACGCTTATACCTTTTTTAGGTTTTTTTATTTTAATAGCTTCACCTTTACTTTCTAATGATGTTGCCATTTTATCTTTTTGCTGTTGTGATCTTTGATTATTATTTAAAATAACATCAAAATCATTAGCATTTGTTTGCGCTTGACTAGCTTTTAAATTTTGAACTGGTAAACTAGCTTTTAATTTTTGTCTATCTAAAGAAGCTATTTCGCCTTTGCTTTTAAGTATTAATTCGTTTTGATAGTGTATAGATTCTAAATTTATATCAGATTTATTTTTAATAGGTATTTTAAGCTCTTGAGCCATTGTTTTACCAGTGAACTGATTTTTAATACCATTTAAATTAATACCTGCAGCAGCGTATCTTATACCAGCTGGATTTAAAATGCTAGTACCTTCTACCAATGTCTCTTTATAATCTACATCTAAAGCTTCATCTGATTTTTTAGATAATATGGTTTGAGTAAAGTTTTCTCTAATACTTGGAAAAACTTGATCTACAGTACCGTTTTTAATAGCAACAACTAAACTAGCTCCTACTACAGACGCTGGTGGATTATGTTCTTCTCTATATTTTTTACCTTTTCTATCTTTACCATACTCTATTATGTCTGACTTATAAAGAAAAGGAGCAGATATTTTTATTAAACCATTAGTGGCTTGATAACCGCTTTCTATTAAAGCTGCGGCAACGTCTATAGATATTTCACCAGATTTTACTTTCTTTTCTAATTGCTTAGAAATTTCATATAAAACATCTTGATTTAATCTTGATTGCTCTAAATTTTTATCTGTAAAATAACCTTCAACGCTTGTTGATTTAACTTGTTTTGGCTTTTTAGCGTTTGGATAATCTTTTTTTGCTTTTGCTAGTATTCTTTTGTAGTTAGGATCACTTGTACCAAAAAATACTTTGTTTCTATTTGGAACTAAGTTGTCTACAGCTGGTTGACTATAAACAGTTCTTTTACCTTCTGGAGTATTTATAACTTTTTTTATTCCTTTTATATAGTTACCATCAGTAGTTTTGTAAAATATTTCACCTGGCTTTACTTTTACACCATTTTCTTTAGCCCATTTTTCAAGCGCTTTATCTTTAGCTCTATCTTTTCCTACTGTTGCTCTTAACGCACCACCAGTAGTTAAACCCATATTTTCTATAGCAGCAGGTGGTAAATCAGCAGCTTCAATTTCGTTTATTATATCTTGCCTAGTATCTTCATTTATAGTTAGTTTTTTTATACCTAATCTTTTTCTAACTTGCTGCTTGTTTTTTAAAACAGAAATATCATTTAACTCTGATATAGTTTCTTGTCTTTTCTTTTTAGCTTGTTTCGCTTTTTTAGTTATAACTTCGCCTTCACTAAATCTAGCACCTTGCTGTATACGTTTGGCTTGAACTGGCTGAGCAGTTTCTAACATACGATTACGTATGTGTAAACCTAATAAACCTCTAATAGTTTGACTAACTCTATCTCTATATATTGGTTTTTCTGGTTTAGTTCTTATAAGATCCATGTAATCTTTCAATGAACCAGTTAATTCACCATCTGTATATAAAGCGTCTTTTACATTTTTAGGTACAAATGTTCCTTTGCCAAAATCATCTTTTGTTTTAGGTAGTCTAGCAAAATCATCTTTAGCGTTTTTAAGTAAAAATTGTTTTGCTTTAGTTAAACCTTCAGAATCTGTTTTTTGAAAATTCCTTGTTTTATCAGTAATAGTTTGTGGGTTGATACCAAATTCTTCTGCATATATATCAGCTACTTCTTTAGGTATATTTCTTGTTTCAGCAAACTTAACATCTTTACCTTTATAAACTTGTTTTACCGCTTCTGTTATTCTAGTTTCTGTTTCAACATCTAAACCTGTAGTTTCACTAGGTTTTTTAGCTAATTGAGTTGTATCTACAGTTTCTGCTGTTTCTACAGCTACTTCACCAGCAGTAGACACATCTATACCTGGACCCGCTGTTCTATCAGCTATAGCAGCATCTATTTCAGGTTTTCTAGTTCTAATTGTTTTAGTTAAATAAGTACTAACCTGTGCTGGTGGTCCATTAGGATCTAATGAAAAACCTGCTAATAAACTAGTATTTCTTGGACCATATTTACCTTGGCCAGATCCTTCAAACCTACCTAATAGTTGATCTACAACAACTTCTTTAGCAGCCAGCATTTCTTGCTGATTATTTATATTTAAAATAGGACTAATTAATCCCCAGTTTTTTTCTGTTATAGCTTGTGCTAATGGAAACTGTTGATCAGTATTGTTTTTTATAGCAGATATTAAACCTTGTTGTAATACTTCATTTTCTAATTCCATGTAAGCTTGAGTAGCTTGAGGCAACTCACCTATAGACTCTAAAGGTGCTTCTTCTCTAATTGTCGGTTTAGCAGCAACAACTTCATCTTCTGGAGGAGTTTGGTCCAATACAGCTTTATCTTCAAGAATATTGTTTTGCCAGTTTCTCATAAACTCAGCAACATCAGAAGCTTCGTTTAGTTCAAGCATCCAAGCTGGATCACCCATTATTTTACTAATAGCTTTGTTTAAAAATGATTTTAAAGATGGTAAAGAAACAAAATCACTAGAATTTAAAGCTCCCATTAACATAGCATTGTTAACCTGAGCTAACATTTCTTCATAATTATATTTACCGTCTTTTTTATAAAGCTCTACTCTTTTTAATAAATCTTGTAATTTTTGTTTTTGAGCAGGTGTACCTACTTCCATTTTGCCTTTAATCAAATCTAACAATTGTTGAGTAGATTGTTCAGCATCTTTTCTTAATTCACCTTCAACTCTTAATCCTTTTTGTGAAATAGTAGCATGAAATAACTCTTCTAACGGAGCAAGAGCAGCATAGTTAGCTTGACCAGCAGGAAGTGAGTGCATTCTAATATCTATAGCTCCTTGGTTTATAAGAATATCTCCTGTTTCTGGAAAATACATAGCATTTGAAGCGGTATCACCTGTAAATTTTTCAACTACAGTTTCAATTTGTGAATCAGTATATCCTTCTGCTTTAAGTTGTTTTCTAATAGCTTCTGGATTATTAAAGTCTTCAGAAGTAATTTTAGTGAATTTCTTACCTGCATCAGACATAGTTAAAGCCGCGTTTGTAGCAAAATCATTTAAACCTAAACTGTAAGCTAAATCTAAATTAGGAGATATTCCTAATTCTTTATTCATTTGAGTCATTTTGTCTAACATCTTTTGATCGTGTCTTCCAAGCAACTCGTTTTTTCTATTCTCTAAATTATTAAATTGATCCTCAATAGATTTTTTTGCTTTAACATACTCGTTATTTTGATCAATAGAACCACCCGTGCCTGCTAATCCTCTCATGTTTGTAGCTAAGGCTCTTTGCTGTCTACCTATTTCAGCAACTTCTTTAATTTCAGAAGTTGTCATAGAGTTCAACTTATTTAATATCTGTGCGTCATAAAAACCTAGTTTTTTAACTAAAGCTCTTCTTCTTTTATTTAATTCATTTCTTTGAGGTCCTTTTAAACCTTCTAATTGTTGCTGTATAACAATTAATTCATTTACGTCTTTAGAGTTTTGAGCTATTTCATTTTTAGTTTTAAACTCGTTTTGCAGTATTTGTCTAGTATTATTCATGGTTGTTGGTCCCATGATTGCAAAAGAAGTAATAGCTGTTTTTACAAAGAAATCAGCATTTAATCCTTCTAATATACTTTTATCTTCATTTAAAGCAATAACATCTATAGCATTGTGACCAATTTGAGTAAACGCCTCTTCAAACACTTCACTAGGCATTGCTTTTGTAATAGCAGGTCTTAAACCTCTTATAAAACCTTTAGCTAATACACCTGAAAATTTAGTAGCGTTTTTATATAATTCTTTTTTAACAGCTATTTTACCATAAGCACTAGCAGCTTTTCCTACGCTACTAACAAGTTTTAAAGAACCCATTGTTTCTGCCAATGCGGCAGTTGCACCAAATCCATATGAAGCAAAAGCTTTTTGTGCAAAACTAAAATTAGTATTCAACATTTGATTTAAAGATTCTTTTTCATCTATTAAATCATTTCTCATAGCATCTGTTAAACCACCTTTATCTATAAGATCATCAATTTGCTTTATCCTATCTTTTTTATTGTACTCTTCAACAAGTATATCACCGTATTTACCTCCAGATTCCCCAGCAAAAAATATACCTTGAGCAGCTCTCATTGCATATAAACCATATGCTTTCTGTGCTTCTACAGCCGCGCGCATAACTCCAAATCCTTTGCCAGCAGCGCCAGCAACTTTTAAGCTACCAGCTATTGCAGCCCCAGCTGGTATAAATGTAGTAATTATTGACGGGCTATTGTCGGCTAATGCTTCACCTATATATTGTAGAACGCCATTACCACTTGCGCCAAACTCTACGTCATCTAATGTTAAAGCAGGAGGTAATTTTTCTTCTCTTTCTTTTGCTAATCTTTGATTATAATTAGCAAGACTTTCTGACATGTTTTTGATAGTATGCTCAATACCGGCTTCTAAACCAGGGTTATCTACCAAAGCTTTAATAACTTTTAAACCTGTTTGACCAGTTAAAGTAGCAAAGTTTCTACCTCCTTTTATAAAAAAATCTTCCATCGCAGCGCCGGCTCTATATGTTAGTGAATAATCATATCCAGCAGCTTTAGCTATTAAAAAATCTTTACTAGCTTGCTCGCCTGTCTGCGCGTATTTTTGTATATCGCTATTATATTTATTTATAGTTTTTTGTAAATTTTGTTGATCTTTTACAAGTATATTATATTGACCTTCAAAATCTTGCTTTTCATACTCAACATAAGCTTCTTTATATTTTTCTACTAAATCATTATATTCAGCTACTTTTTTTTCAGCCTCGTCATAATCAACTGTGATATAATCTCCACCAGCTATAGATCCATCTTCGTTTATTTCAAGTGTACCAACAGTGTCAAATACACTAAAACCTAAATCATCTATTTCTTTTTTAGTATTATTAATATTATCAACAAATGGTTGTTGAGCTTTTATTAAAGCGTTTTCTTTTTGAGCTATTATTTTTTGATCAGCTTCTATTAATTCTTTAACTTTTACAGTAGATTCAAACTGCTCTTGTGGGTTTTTATTTAGACTAGATAATATTTCAACATTTTTCTGTATCAACTCACCTCCAGGACCATCAAACATGTCTCTAAATGCTACATTTAATTTATCAGCAAATATTTTATCTTCACCAGCTTGTATAGCACTTAAAGGTATTTCAATATTTTTATCTCCAGACTCCCACTTTAAAAAATCGTTATATTTGTCACCAAGAGTTTCTTTTCTATAAGCTTCATATTCCTCTGGTGTTGTAAACTTTTTTTGTCTTTTTCTTTTTAATTCTTGAAATTCTGGTAAAGCAGCTATTTCTTGATCAGTATAAGGTCTACCTTTAGGATAACCTTTAGTTCCAATAGTTTCAGGATTTATTTCTCTTAATTTAGTATTTCTAAATTTTCTAAGAGCTGTTGCCTCAGGTGATTTATCTCCTTTATCTTCTTCTGCTTCATAATCTAAAATATTAGCAGTATCAAAATATATATTAGCGGCTTCTTTTTTTATTTCATCTTCAGTTACATCAGCCATAAAATCTTTAGAGCTTACTTTGTCGTAAACTTCTAAAGCTCTGTTAAAAGCATAATCAGATGACATGAATTCTTTTTCTGAAACTCTTTTAGATCCACTACCACCAAAATCAGATAATCCCGCTTGCTCAGCAATACTAAACGACAAGTTTACTTTATTATCTTCTGGTAAATCACTTACAACTTGGTTAAAATTTTGTTGTATTTCAGCTAATTCTTCTGCACTTCTTTCGACTTCTTCAACTTCTTCAACATTTTGGTTTTGTTGTAAATCAAATTCTTCTTTACTCAAAGGTTCTTGACCCTCTTGTAAGCTAGCTAAATATTCTTCGTAAGTCTGCATTCAATTTAATTTTGTAGTTGTTCAGCGTCTTGCTTTACTTTTTCTGTTTCTAATTCAAATGGAACTGCATCCGCAGAAACACTAGGTATTTGATTAGTTGTAAATTGTTTTAAGTAATTATTCATAAAGTATTTTTTGTACTTAGACATAAATAATTCTTTTTTATCCTGCATCAATGGTAGATCTTTTTCATATGACCATGCTACAAAACCTGCATTAGCATTTTGAGCCATTTGATCATCTTCTTCTACACTTGTGCCAGCACCTATAAATACGTTCCATGCTGCAAGTACTGATTGCTCTGAACTTAGTAAACCAGCTACTTCAGCGTTTATAAATGGAGTTACTTTTCTTTCAATTTTATCAAGATCATATCTTAATATATTTCTAGCCATACCATTTCCTATTTCAATTACTTCATATATATATTGGCCTTGCCTATCTTTTAATACAAACTCTTCTGCTATTTTAGCTCCAGGCATTAATTCACCTGTTTCTGGGTTAGTTGAATTACCTGCCATAACTCCAACTTCTCCTAATAATCTAAGCATGTCTTTGTTTATATCTGGAGTTTCTGCAACTATATCTGTACCTGATTCTAATAAAGCATCTAATGCGTCATTATTAATAATAAACGGTTGCTCAAGCATTGGTCCTTCAAATACTATTGATTGGCTGCCATCTGTATTTAAATATAAAGATATATTATAGCCATCGCTTTTAGCAAATGTAGGCTTACCAGTTAATATAGCATAAGCAACAGCGTATTTATAATCTTGATTAACATCATAATATGTATCTTCTGTAATACTTAATTGAGACCCTACGTTAGTAATAAAATCCATAGACTTTTGTGGAGCTTCCATTAAATATTTTAATTGTTGATTTTCAGTATAACAAGTAGGATCAACACAGGTATTGTTTTGTATAGCTGTTTTTAATTTAGCATATACTCTACCAGTACCTTCATAAGCATTATCTAATATTTTAAAATTATAATCAGCATGACTAGCAACATATTGTTTATTATAACCAAGTGCATTACTCTTGTTTAATTGCTTTATAAACAGATTAATTTTTATGTTTTTATCTTCCATTATAATTTATTTATTAATTACCACCCCAATCAGCACCGCCCAATATACCAGCGGCACCACCAATAGCTCCAGTTATTGCGGCTGTTTGATCAGCTCTTGCTTGAGCAGCGGCTCCACGTAGTGCACCAATTTGATTAGATAATCTATTTAATTGTTGCATTTCTCTTTGTTCTCTTTGACCAAATACAAATTGCTCGCCTGCTACTTCAGCTTGTTGTATTCTTTGAGCTTCAGCCATTTGCTGTCTTTGCAATGTAGCTTCGCCTTGTGCTCTAGCTTTTTCGTTTGCAACTTCTTGAGATTCAATACTTGCTGCAACACCTTTTTTAGCTTGTAATGCTGCTTGAGCTAATGCAGTTGCACTACCAGCACTACCTGTGGCTCTAATTGTATCTAGCGTATTAGCTAAGGCTATATCAGTTTGTTCCATTTGCATTTCAGCTGCTTGAGTAGCAACTGACAAACTAGCAAAAGGATTAGATAGCATAGAACTTAAATCCGTTACATTTTCGTAAGGATTTATTATTTCTTGTCTATTTGCTTCGAGTCTATCTAATTTACTTTGTAGCCTACCTGCTTCACGCTCTCTACGTCTAGCTTCGCGTTTAGCTCTACTAGCGCCAAATATTCCACCTGCGACACTAACCGCGGCTCCTATAATTGCTGCTGCTGGCATAATTTGTTTATTTTATTGTTAATATCCATTGTTTCCTATATAAGTTGTGCCTACAGCAAATAATTCTTTTTCACCGCCTCTGTCTGTAACGGTATCTGTTTTAATTTTTACTGTTGCAAAAAATCCTTTTATTCCTGATATTGCTTGCCCAAATATAACTTCACCTGGAGCATTATAAACTTCTGGTGAATTATTTATAAGATTAGCAACATATTTATTTTCTTTTCTTGTAAACCCTGCGTGATAAAGTGGTAGTGCTCCAAAACCTACTTGTCCATAAGAAACATTATTTGAATCATATTGGCCACCATAATAACTTAATACAGAGTTTGTTCTATCAAATGTAGTGTCCCAACCACTTGATCTTGAATCTACTCCTGTTAAACCAGACACAAAGCTTTCAACTTCCCAACCACTATCACCTTCATATTCAATAGTTTTAAATGTTTTAGAAATATTAGGAGATGGATTAAATACAAAAGTAATTGAAGAATCATATTTAACTCCGTAGTAATTAGCTCTTGCACCTTCGTAATGTTTCCAAATAGCTCCTTTATGTATTGTATAAAAATTATTTCTTAAACTAAATATATTATCTGGATTATAAGTATAAAAACTAGTCCAACCTTTTACTGAATCGTCCCAGCTTAATGTTTGATAATTAGTATCATTAGGAAAAGATACATTGTTTCTTTTTAAATTTAATACATATTGTTTATTATGTATATCCCAACCACCTAAAATAGTACCTTCTATGCTACCTACATTTATAGTATTACCTAAAGTATCTCTAAAATAATCTATCATATTAAAAGCTGATATTTCTTTTAGTGTTTTACCTGCTAATTGCAATACTACATTGTTGTTTTTATCTGTAAAATATTTATAACCACCGTATACAGCAAAACTAGTAGGATCTTTACTTATACCATATTCACCATATACTGGTTGAATAGCTCCTATTACTAAGTTGCTACTTGTAACAGCGCCTCCACCTTCAGCAGAATATATAGCATCTTTATCTATCAATGCCATACTAACTTTTTGCTCTTGAAATACTGTTATGTTGGTGTCTTCAGCATATAATTTTTGAATACTACCATTTGCTGGATCAACTGATCTAGTTATATTATCTGCTACAGAAAAAACATTTGTATTGTTTATACCGGTTCTAGAATTAAATATTCCAGAATATATCATACTATTGCCTCTAACAGCTCCATTTGGCTCTTCTTCAACTAAATAAGCTTTAGCGCCAAAAGAAACAGATGTATTATTATATCCACCGTTTATTCTAGACTCTTCAATAGCCCATTGATTATCATTAGTGATTGCTGATTGTGGATAACCACCTTTGGCATTAGGAATACCTGTAGATCCGTTCCAAACAACATTTGATGATCCATCTATAGTCTTTTTTAAAACAAAAGAATTAAAGTATTTTACTTCTATTAAAGCGGGCATATTATTATTATTACTTGTTTTTTACATTATTAACATGAACCAGCATCTGTAAACGTTAGAGTTGGTGTAGATGTAGGTACGGTTTCAGAACATAAGAACTGAGGACCTGCATCAGCTGGTAAATAAGTGTTTACTTGAGGACCACCTCCAGCGCAACCAGTATAATTCACAGTGGCTCCGCCTCCTGGAACAGTAAATGTATATGTTCTACAAATACTATTACTTACTGTTAGGTTAAACGAACATGAAACAGTTGCTGCGCCTGCGTCTGTAGCGGTTATAACTACTGTATAAACATCGTCTGGAACAGTAGCTGAACCATTAAATCCAAGTTGAACCACAAACTCATTTAATAAGTCAGATGTAGTTATAGCAAAAGAAGATTTGAAATCAACTCCAGAACTATTAACAACTGTAAAATCAGCAGTCATACCTAATCTATAAACTGTAAGTCCTGATGATCCATTTCTAAAAGAAACTATAGCCCCGGTAATTGGAGATGTAGGATCACCACCATTCCAAGTTAAATTTCCTGGACATGCTTTACCACCAATTACAGGTGTTTCATTTTGTAAATTAACAGGAGCTTTTACTAGTGTAGTTCCTACTCCATTTATAGTAGCTAAAAATTCAAACACATAAGTATTTAAATTAAAATTATTTTTATAATACAAAGCATCTGGCGGAGATGATGGGTTTGGCACACCATTAAATCTTATATTATAAGTAGTACTTGGACCAGAACCTATTGTTATTAGTTCAAATTGATTACCCGGTCCTATTCCTATTGTATTACCAGCGCCATCAACTACGCTTATTAATTGTAACTGTGCTGGTGTTGTAGCTAAATAAGGTATAGTAGTATTAAATTGATCTACTAAATAAAAATTAGCAGATAATATATTTCCTCCTACCACTAATGCTTCTGTAAAAGCACTTGTATTAAAACTGCTAAAATCAACTGCGGAAGCAGTGTCATTAGCAATAGCTTCGTTTAATTCACTAATTAAACCAGCTGTAGATGTTTCCCAGTAAATATCTAAATTAGATTCTACAGGATCTGTTTCCATTACAGCTAATTGCGGCATATTTATATATCTTGTTCCACCGGGTAATCCGCCAGCTGTTAATTGAGTAGGAGTATAAGTATATAATGCTGGTGGTGTAGTACTAAGTGTTGGTGTAATACTTTGGCTTAAATCAAATTGATTTGACGATACTATAGTGACAACAGTTGTTCCAGGTGGAATTCCTGGACCTGAAATAGTCATACCTGGTCTTATACAGTTTGATGGAGTAGTAGGATCAGGACTAACATTAGTAACAGTTATTCTATTACTACCACCAGAATAAGCACTTATATTGCTAGTTGTTAAAACAGCTGTTATACCAATTTTTTTAGAAGGTGTTGTAATTCTAGCTATAAGTGGATTTGAAGCTATACTGTAAAATTCAGCAGCAGGTATAAAGTCTCTAACATCGTTACCATTAAATAAATCGTCGTCAGTAGCTATTACTGAAACTATATCATCAAAATTACCTGGATAAAATTGAGAATTATTTTCAGTTACAATACTGCTATTTAAATTTTGTACTCTTCCATGCAGTACTACACTACTTCTAAATAATTTTTGCTCTGGTCCAACTTCAGTTAAATCTCTAGGAACTTTATTAATATTATCATTTATTAATACAGTGTGAGATGTCTTATTTAATTCTTTAGTTGGATCTTCAGGATACGCAGCCATTATTCCAGGCAAATACACGTTGTAATATTCTTGCTCTGTTTGTTTAACTACAATTTTATAACTATACCAACCAAGAGGGTTATAGTCAGCAGATGATGAATCACCATTATAAATACCTGGCCACAAAGTTGATGGGTTAGCAGCTGATGGACTAATACTTTCGTTGAATAATACCTTTAAAGAGTTACCTGGCCAAGTTAATTGATTAACACTTTCATCTATATAATCAGAAAATATAGTAGATCCTTTAAATAATTCATTATTAAAAATTGTAGAACCTTCTTCACTAGACAATATAACAGTAGATTGTCTTCCGTATCTATCAGATAATACTATACCTACTTGATAATTTCTATTTTGTTTTAAAGTGTGATTAGGATATTCTACAACACTTGTAGTATCTTGTACAGTTCCAGGATCAGAAAAATTTAAGACATTACCAGCAACACCAGCTCCTGTTGTAGTATTGCTTATTTCTATTGTTCCTAATGGATTAAAAGAAACAATAACTGTATTGTTGGGAATACCTGGTCCTGTTATAATGGCTCCGTTGTTTAAATATCCTACTAATGTAGCAGCATTATAAGGTATCGTAGTTACACCTGAAGAATAACCAGCTGTATCAACTTGCGCAGTTCCTAAACCTAAACTGAAATTTTCTTTTGCACTTACACCTAAATTATAATTTAAACTAGCAGGAGGTGTATGTTTATCTTGAAAATTACCATATACAACTCTATTGCTTATAATTTCTTGTGACAATGCTTTTACTGGTACTTTATCATATGTTCTTAATAAGTCTGCTTCAGGTAAAACTTTGTATGGTTTTTTAGATTCATATTCATATTCAAATATGTTTGCTTCACCAAAAGTTAAAACAGTATTAATTGCTAGTGTTTGAGTACTAGATAAAGTAATTTGACCAGCTGAAGTAATACTTAATATTGTTGGAAAATCTGTTATCTGACCTAAATTATCTGTAACTATAGATCCTATTCTAGGTGTTCCAGTTAAATTAGTAACCGTAAAGACAGTTCCTGTAGCGCCAGGATTAACTACACCTGTTATTCCACTTTGATTTGCTATTCTTGAAACTGGTATTGTATCTATAACATTTACTGCAACACCATCTGATTCTTTATATAATATATCTAATTCTGAAATATTAAAATTACTAACTAAATTATCAGCATCAGCAGGTAAAGGTATTCTAAGTATTATTTTATCTACTTTGTTTTCCATAAACTCAACGGTAGTAGATCTATATGTATCTTCTTCATCAGTTATATCAATAGGTACTTGAGCGCCAGTGCCATCAACATTTTCAACATCATACATAAAATAACCGTCTTGTTTTGGAATAAAACAATCTTGAGTAAATGGAGAAAATATAGAATATTCGCCATCGTTATATTTAAATCTATACGCAAATCTAGCAAACTTCTTTTTTAAAAAATCTTTATCACCAGCATAATCTTCTTCGTAATAAGGATTAAATTCAAAAGCAAAAACAACATCATTACCAGAAGGACTTACATTTGCTGAGGTAGTTATTCTTGCTTGAGTTGCAGAAAAAGCATAATCAACAGCACTCACAGTTGTTCCTGTATCTACAATTTTATTTAATACGGAATCCACGTAAGCAACTTTCATACCGTTTCTTATTGTGCCATCAATAGTTCCTTTATCTAAATCTAAAGTTGATGTTGGAGCACCAAATGCGCCTAAAACTTTTCCACTACCACCATCAGGGTATGATAAACTAGTAACGTCATACATAGTTGTTTCATAATTAGGAGTAGCTACTGTTGAAGTTAGGTCAGCAGAGTGTCTATATAATTCAATAGGTTGATATGGATAATACTTAGATACTGAAACTAAATCTTCATATCTATAAAAACCTGGATCATTAATCGCTGTATCTACGTTTATAACTCTTGGCTGATTTCTATTATCAGTCCAAAATAATAAATTTTCTAATAAATTAACTCCTGTAATAGGATTTGATATAGCAAAGTTTAACCATCTAGCTTTTAGCAAAATACTATAATTATCAGCTCCAACATCATACATCATTAAAAAATGCTCAGCTGCTGGATCGTATGATCCACTAGTTTTATTAGTTAAAAATACAAAAACTCTATTATTTGTTTCATCTGGAAAAACACCAATAGAAACAAGATCATTAATGCCTAGTATAGTTCTAAAATCAGCGTTTTTTAAAACAGTATTTCCTATAGAATTTTCTAAAGCACCTACATTTTGACCTTCAGATTTACTTATCTGAGTATTTACAGAGTTTCTATATTCACCTTGGGGAACTAAACGATCATCAAGATCTTTGTTCATTCTACCCTTAATGAAGTTATTAACTATTTTTGCCATTAAATTTTAGTGTTTTATCCACTTAGATTTACCACGCATAAGCTGTGTAAATTCTTGTAGCTTTATATTAGATAATCTTATTTTAGCGTTGCGTAAAGCAGCATATCTATCTTTTTTATATCTTTGTACTAAATATTCTGGTTGATTAGCTCTTGTCGATACAATGTTATATAGTATACTTTTATACATAGCATCTTCAGCCATTTTAGGTACTTTAGTATCTAAATCGTAAGCAAGTCCATCAGATATATATTCTAATACAACTAATCTATCTACTAAATTACTAGAAAAAGTAAACTTGCCTTCTCTTTCATCAATACCAAACCAACCATTTGCTTGTGATAATGTTGGGTCTAAACCATATAGTCTACCCCAATTCCACGGTCCATTTAAACTCCATAAATCTGGATTAGCATAACCGTAATAATCAAAATCACGATACCATTCACCATTTAATAATTTAGTATTAGCTTCTTTCCATCTAGCTTCTGTTATAGAAGTACCTTCTATGTTTTCACCAAAGTTATCTTGTGTTGGAACAGCTTGTTCATCTTGTATAAAGGTATAATATGGATCTGTAGTTAAATTATTAGCTGGATATATAGGTCTTTTTACACCTAATTGATCTATGTAGCAAAAACTAACATAGTTTACATAATCTTGTGGTATTATTAAAGATAATGTAGATGGTACAGTTAATTCAGATGATTTTATACTTTTCAATGTATCATAACTAAATTCCTGTAAACTTCTTTTTGCAAAGAAAACAACATCAGATTTTTTACATGTTTGTATAACTTTACCATCTCCAACATAACCAACCATAAAGTTGTTTACAATATCATTAAGTTTTACATATTCATATCCACCATAATTATTTTCTACAGCTTCACCATAAGCGTCATTATTTCCATACTTACCACCATCTAGTTTTTTAAGTTGCACTACTACAAAAGTTCCAGCTGCTGGAGCAACTGTAAAAGTAATAGTATTATTTACAACTGTGTATGCTAATATATATTCTGTAAAAGTACCTGGAAAACCTGTGGCACTTGTATATAGTTTAAAATTATTTAAAGCATACAATTCATTATTAGGGTCCCAAGCATTAGTACCTCCAAAAACTAAGTCCGTGTCAAAAGTAGTTGTTACAGTTTCAGGTAATCTAAAGCCTTGCGCGCCTTGATAATATTGTGCGTTTGTTTCTGTTATTTTAGACATTATGATTTTTCATTTTGTAGTTCTTTCTGTTGTTCTTGTTGAGCAACTTGTATAACTGTTGGATCATTTATTATAACTCCAGCATACTTTAATATACCTATTATTAAATTAGTTTGTTCTGATATATCTAATTCAAAATCAGTTGAAGAAGCAGGAGCTGGATCATATATATATTGACCAGCACCACCAACAGTGAATCCCCATACAGGAGGTGTTGGCTTAAATAATACATTTACATTTACACTCGTGGGTAAAGGTGAAATTGTTATTGACGCTCCACTTGTAGAAGCAACTTCATTTTTTTGAGTAAAACCTATTGGATATTGTTTGGTAGGAGCAGTTAATCTAGATCTAATAATTACGTTATAATCATTTCTATCAACTATATCAACGATAGAATCGTATCTTGGTCCATCGTTTTGAGGACTTGTAGTATTGTATGTAGCTATTATGTCGCCTATATTATAAATAGTTTCAGCACCAGCATACTGCCAAGTGCCACCATTTACTGTAAAAGCAACTTCCTTTTCAAAAGGATATAATTTATAAGCTATATTTTTATTAATATTAAAAAATTCAGTGTTATTTTCTGAATTATTTTGAACTTGACGGTTTGATTGATTACCATCTGGAAAATATGAATTAAATATTTCTTCTTGCACTTGAGCACCCAAGCTATTAAACTCCTGTGGAGTTAAATAACCTCTTTGTTCTTTGTTCAATATGTACAAGACTGTAGTATATACTGTATTTACATTTACCGCCATTATATTTTTTTTATTATAATACAGAGGCAACAAGCGTTGCCCCTATATTATTATCACTTGTTAATTTAGTTTTTTATCTATAGATTTATAGATTTCAACACCTTCATCAGTTTTCAAGAAAGACGCAAATGCCGAATATGGATTTTCATCAAACGGTACATTCATTAACTTTCTATTATTTGAACCCCAATAAAATGTTCTTTGGTCTTGCGACAATGTTATAACACCTGCTTCTTCAGCTCTAATAGCCAAGTTTCTAAGCATTACATTTTCATCTTTAGCTAATTCAATAAATAACTTTGGATTTCTTTTAGCGAATAAAAGTAAATCTCTTTTTATTTCTTTAGAGCTCATTAGACCAACTTTAGATCCTAGTTCAACTCTCATTATTGCTTCTGCTTGATCAATATCAATTGTTCTAGCAGCGTTTAAAGCATCGATCTCCCACTCAATAGTTTCAAGTTCATCTTCTGCATTTTGAACTGGTTTAAATTCAGTATACATTTTATCTTTTAAAGGGTGATATAGACTTAATAGTTTTTGTAAAGCAATGTTTCTTGCTGGTACATCAAGTCTACCATCTCTAAAAATAATATGCCCAAGAGTTGCTTCTCCTTTTTGCTCATCTGCAAGTGGTGAAGACATATTGGTAGCATATCTTATTTCTCTTTGTTTCTGTGTTTTTGGATCAAACCATAATAAAGCATGTTTTCTTGTATGCTTACCTGGTATTGTCAATGTTAAAGGTGTTTTATTTCCTTTTAATAGATATGTTCTATCTTTTACTTCCCATTCAGGTTTTACAACCTTAGGTGTTTCTTTTTTAGGTTCTGCAACAGCCACTGGCTCTTCTATAACCTTTTCTTCTTTTTTCTTTTTTGTCATGATATAATAAAATTAAATAAGTTAAAGGTATATGGGCGCCGAAGCGCCCTTACCTTATAAAAATTACACTCCTTTGAATAATACAAAGTTGTTAGCAGCTTGTGTTACTAAACATCTTTCTGATAGGAAGTTGATTTCCATAGCATCAAGAGTTGAAGTAAACGCACCACCTGCAGAACCAGTCACCCAAGACTTCATTCTTCTATCGTCAGCTTGAGAAGCTCTATATCTAACGTGTAAGAAAGGTCTTCTGATGTTAGTTCCTAAAACTTGATCATAAACTGTAGAAGTTCCAGCTGGTACTAATACACCTTCGATTGAGTTAATACCTGTAACAGCACCTCTTGTAGAAGCATCGTTTAAGTATTTCCAATCAGTTTTGTAAAAGTCATAAGAACCTCTTCTAAATCCTGAGAAACCTAAGTTAAGTGCCATTTCTTCTGAATTTTCAAATAATCCATAAGCAACACCACCTTGTCCACCAGCAGAAATGCTAGCTAGCATGTCATCAAAATCTAGAGCAGTTTGTCTTTGTAAGAAAAGCATGTTTTCTTCGATAGCTCCTTGAGTATCTAGGTTTTTAAGAATTTCATCAAAATCAGAAATACCAGTTGCAGCAGTAAATCCTACTTCAACATTACCTCTTCCTTCGATAGCAGCAAATAAACCTTCAGTACCTGGTAACTTGTCGATTTGATAATCACCAGCACCTGCAGCAACGTTTAATTCACCTTCAACACATACCATTTCTAGGTAGTCTTCGAATCTTAATCTAGTTTCAGACTCAGCTTTTAAATACCATAAGTATCCAGAAGCACCATCTTCAGTAGCAACTTCAACCCAACCGATTTGCGCCATATCAGAACCATTTACTACGTATTGGTTTCTAATAATAACTGGTGAGTTAGCATATTGCGTGAAAGAAGGATCAACAGAAACTCTAGCTGCGTCAGCACCTGTTCCAACAGTTGATCTTCCTTTACTGTATGCAGAACCGTAAACAAATACTTTAAGACTTCCAGAATTAAAGTTATTTGCAAGAGTATACTGAACACCGTCCCATGCTTGTACTGTAATAGCACCAACACCAGGTCCACCAGCTGTTACACCAGTAACAATTGCTTTTCCTGAAGCGCCAGTACCTGTATCTAATACAACTACAGTGTCATTTATAGAGATAACCATGTTCTGACCAGCTGTAGCACTTAATGTTAAAATAGTACCAGCACCGTTTGCAGTCATGTTATCATATGAAATATGTAATCTATTTTGCTCAGACCAGATTACTTGATCAGAGGTCATTGGCATTTCTGCACCGACCATTCTTAAAAATCCAGATAACGTTCTGTTTCCATAACGCTCTACTTCAGCTTCGTAGACCTCTGGTAAATACTGTTGGATAAAATCATTAGCACCTCCAGTGTTGAACTTTAAATAATTGCTATTTAAAAGCTCTTGCTTCTGAGATGGTAATATTGTTCCAAACTGTGGAGTTAATGTACCCATAATTAATAAATTTTAAATTAGTTAAACTTTCTTGTTTTTATTTTAAGTTTTGTAGAGTCCGCACCACTAATCGATTTTACTTTCATTCCACCGATGAAAACTTCACCTGTATTACCTTGTCTGGCTTTTACATCAGAAAGGTTTTTAGATTTGTTAACTACATCCTTAACGGCATCAGCTTTACCTTGTTCGTAAAAATGAGTAGCGATTCTATCTACGTTTTCAGCAGCATACATTGCTTTATGATAACCAGCCGGGTCTACTACACTACCATCTGCGTCTAGGAACTTCCCTATCAGATTGTTAATGTTTGATTGGTTTTCTGCAACTGCATCACGATTTTGTATGTTATACTTATACTTTTTACCTCCAACTTCAAAATCAAAACCTTTGAATTGATCGCTGAAAAGCTGTTGAGTACTTTGTTTAAACTGCGTGTGTAGTTGCTCAGCCTGTTCTTGCTGTTTATTGTAACGATTGAAAAAGTCCATTGCTTTTTGTTGCTCTTGAGTTACACCAGGACGTAATTTAATTTCGTCATAGTATTTATCTTTCAAACTATCTAGATACGTTCTAGCTTTAGCAACTTCTTCTTTAAATGCTAACTTTTTCTTTCGTATATCTCTTTCCTCATCAACATCTGTATCCCATGTAAAATCTTCTAAAATAAGATCTACATCTTCAGCGTCTAAATGAGGTTTATTTTTTTTATAATATTCTTTTAACAATGCTTTTTCATCGATGTTACTGTAATCAGCGTTTAATCTAACATAATCTTCTACAGTACCACCTGTTTCTTTCATAAAGCTAACAAGTTTTTCTACATTTTCAGGTAAATCTACAGCTGGTTGTTCAACTGGTTTAACTTCTGGTTGCTTTACTTCTTGTTTAACTTCCTCTTCTTCAGTTACTTCTTGGATCGGAGAAAACCCTTCAGTAGTCTCGTTGGACTCTTGTACAGGTTCTCCCACCTCTGTGCTATCTCCGGATGGTTTTTCCACAGATACCTTCTCTGTTTCTCCGATTTGAATGGCATCGTCTTCTTTTTTAATTTCTTCGTTTTTAATTTCTACCTTTTTAACATCAGGTTCCACTTCTACTAAAGGCTCTTTAATATTCACCTTTGGTATTTCTTGTTCTTTATTACCTAATTGTTTTGGTTTTCTAGGTTTTGATTTACCTTTTAAAGTAAATTCACCTTCTTGCTTCACCTCTACGGCTGCTTTTGTGTTTGACATAATATAATATAATTAAATAGTTAATACTACATGAAAGGCGACATGTCTAGTCCTGATTCAGCTTCAAAATCTATAGCTGGGCTATCTGTTTGTCTTTGCTGTATCATTTTACTCTGTTGAGTACCTTCCATTTTTATTCTTTTATCTTTACGATCTTCTATTTCTTTTTCTTTTTGTTTTTGATTTGAAACTTCTAATTGTTTAAGTTCCATATCGTTTTTATGTTGCTGCATTATTTTTTGTTGATCTAATTGTGCTTGCAGCTGCATACGATCTTTTTCAAACTCACTCTTAGCTTTTTCATATTCTACATTAGCACCAGATATAGCTTGTTGTTTTTGTACTTCTGCCATAGCTGTTTTTTCTGCTGCTTGTGATTGAGCCTCTGCTTGAGCTTGAATATTTGCTTGTTGTGCTAATTGATCTTGTTTAGCTTTTTCTTTACGTTTTACTTTTAACATTTGATTAGCTAGTTTAAGATTTTTAATTTGTCTTAAATCAATAGCATCTTCAACATCAATGTTTTTAGCTTGTAAAGCTATTTGTATATTAGCTTCTAATTGTTGTTTTTCTTCTTCATCTGGTTCTAATTCTAAGAAAATACCAAAGTCGTGTAAATTAAGATTAACAACTTCATCCAATGTTTTAATATTATACGTTGATATAGAGTTCTGTAATGATGCTCTAGTTAATGGAAACTCCAGTGCATCAGCTACTTTTAAGCTAATATTTTCTGACAATTTAAGCGTTAAAAATAAACTAGATTGTACAATATGTCTAGTTGCTACATTTGATGCATTAGCGGCTAGTTTCTGCAGTCCTACAAGCGTGTTACGGTCTGGTAAACTACCATCTCTAGCTTCATTTAGTCCCGTCACGTCTCTTATCATCTGTAAATAGTATTGATAAGTTTGTATAAGACTTTGTATTTTACCTGCTCCTGTACCAGAATTAAGTTCTTGTATTGGAACTTTACCTGGGTTCATATCACCTTCTTGTGTTAATGATCTACCAACAATACTACCAGTTTGGAAATACATATTCAATGCTTCTGCTGGATTATAATTAGTACCATTACCAAGATCAACTTCAGCAAGCCCGTCCATATCTAAGTAAACACCATCTGGCACCATACGAGATATAACTTGTTGTAATTTTAAATGTGTAATTTGAATCATATCAGCAAAACCAGTACATTTGCTAACTAATGATTCTATTCTACCTTTATAAATTCTAGGCGCACATATTGCGTAGTTCATTTTAACCTTAGTAGTATCAGCATAAGGTCTTGACATGTTTTCAGCAAGCTCCCATTTAAGCATTGTATCAGTACCTAAAACTTTAGCACCGCTATATAATACTTCAATAGATCTTGAAACTCTTTCAAACATATCATTTTCTGGTGGATTAAATGTGTCTGGCTTTTCAATAGCTTTCATTAATCCTTGATCTGTTTGTTTTATTTTAAATACTTGATTATGATATGTTTTATAATCAAAATATAAAACTTGAACAGTATTTTCATCATAATCACCCCAACCAGTAATATAAGATTTATTACCTGGCATTGCTTGTATTCTTTTTAATTCTTCATCAGATATATTAGGAAACTCTTTTTTAAGCTCTGGTATTGTTATAGCTTTTAATTCACCAACATAGTATATGTCTTCAAAATTTGGATCCTCTGTATAAGAATATATCATATATGCTGGATCAACATAATCAACAGTAATACCTTCAGCTGTATTAAAACTAGTTTTAGCCGCTGCAATACCGCAAACAGCTAAATCCATATTTAATCTACGTCTAATTAAATCATATTTGTTTTGAGCAAGTACACTAGATATAGCTTCTTCTTCTGCTATTTCTACACTTTGCTTATATGATAATTGCATGTGAAGCTCTAACTCTTCTGTTGTTTCTGGTATTATATCTGTATTAGGTGTTTGGTATAAATCAATACCTAAAGTATTTTTTAAGTTATCCAAATATTCTTTAGACAGCATGTCTTCATATATCTTAGAAGCATAGCTAGTTCTTTTCTTTATTGACTCAGGATCTTGGGCATAAGCTTTTATATCATAAGTTTTTGATGATATACCGTTTACCACTATATCTACAAACTTAGATAATATAGGTACTGGTTTCCAGTCTAAATTTAAATATGATAAATCACCGTTAATAGCTAACTCATCTTTGTATTTTTGTATTGACTGCTCACCTCTAGCATATGATCTTAACATATGGAAATTATTCCAGTTAGTTAAGTATCTATTACCACTAGTCCTTCCTTGTGAAAACCACTCTTGCTCTATAGCTTGAGCAACCTGTGTTCCATACTCAATACTAGCTTTTTCTACGTCACTTACTACTTGACTTGGAAAAGGACTATTAGTGTTAGTATATATATTCATTTAACTTATAATTTTTGATGTCGATCCTTTATTATTATATTTTTTAATACCTAAATCAACAGGTTGTAATTCTCTTTTTGTTGTTGGCGTATATCTGTGTTTGTTACACGCCATAAGAGCTAAACCTGAGCTGATCGAAGCATCATGAGTTGTTCTATTATTTATATTAAATTTAGCCCAGTCTTCTAACGTTCTTTGAAAATACATATCTCCATATCCTGTTTCTTTTAATCCTACAAAATTTTCAACATACGTTTCAATTGCTGCAGCGTGAGCTTGCTTTATATCTTCACTAGAATTAGGTATTCCACCTATTTCTCTTTCTGTTACAGATAATTTATTTCTTGCTTTATCAGGTCTGTTCATTGCAAAACCTCTATAACCTCTACGTTTAAAATAGTAAAGTAATCTTGGTTTATTATTCTCTGCAAGTATTGGCATACCATAAAATATACACGCCATCAATACATCTTCAAAAAATATTTCAGCAGTTTGAGGTCTCGCTATATATTCTAAGAAAAAATGATTTGGTGGTGCGTTCTCCATACTAAACTTTGTAAGCCCATGCAGTGAACCATTTGAACCTCTTTTATCCACTGTTCCTGATATATCATATGGGTCACAGCCAAATGCTCCCATATGTTCATTACCTGGGTAATTTATACCGTTTTTAATATATCTTCTATTTTGTATATTAATATCTGGTATCCAAGTAATTAAAAATCTTCCTTGTTTATTTGGTACAAATATAACTCTAGTGTCTTGATCTCCATTTTCCCATTGAAAACTACCTCTTGTTATATTTATACTATTTTTTAAATCTTCATTAAAATCTATTTGCTCATATATCTTAGTTAGATTAAATAAAGATTGTTTTGACTCGTCTCTAAAAGCATGCTTAGTTGTACGAGGAAACTGTCTGTAAAATTCATTTAAAGCATCTTGATCTTCTTTTAATCCTTCTACTTCATTTTCCCAATATTCTATAACACCTTGTTTTATTGTTATACCGTGCGGATCTTTAACTTGTTTTTTTGGTGTATCGAATACAGGTAATCCATAAGAATCAATGTATCCTTCGTAATTCCATTCCATAGGTATGAACAAACTATATAATCCTGAGCGAGTCTGTCCATTGCTGTTTCTTTTTGTGACATCTGAGTCATCATATAATTTTTTAAATTCTTTACCTCCTTTATCTAAAGCATTTGATGTTGAACCCATCATACACTTTCCAATAATTCTACTACCTAATCTTAACGTGGTTTTCGTGACCCTCCAGTTGTTGAGGATGTTGTTCGGCTTCTCCCATTTACCGGACTCGTCGTGAACGAGTAGTTTGAGCTTCTCCCCATCGTAGGAGTTGTCACCGGTATTCTTCCAGTCGATAGTGGTGTCAAGTCCCTGTAATTCGTCCTGTAAGGTCTCGTCGGCGGAGGAGGTGAGCTTACGACGGGTGTACTTGGTTGCGGGGACACGGTAGGCAAGTTCGGTCTTTGGACGGTCCATTCCATCCTGGGTCGGTTTGAAAAAGAAGGGATAATTAACTGATATGGGTACCACCTTATCTGTGAACATCTTCTTTGCATCAGGACCGGACTTGGATAATATACCATACCTACTGTCACTTGATATGGTTGCCAAGTTAACCACCTCTCCTGAGGCCATGAAAGAAAACCCGGAACGCCTGTTCTTAAGGTAACACATCCCATAGGATCGTGTATCTGCCTTACAAGCTTCCCAGAAAATAAAGAATAATCTATTTGACTCTCTAAAGTCTGGTGCCCCGACGTCAATCTTAGACCACTGCAAGTACATGTAATGAGTACCACTAATGTAAGTAGGAACGCCTTTGTTATAAAACCAAAAACCTTCCTCCCTGCGGGTGAACTCATTATCGATGTAATCATACCATTTTTCTTTAAAATCCTCTGGATATTGTTTAAAATCAAATACTGTTTTTATTTTACTTAAAACTTTAGGATATTCAAACTGATTCCACTTACCATTTTCAAACTTGTGAATACTCTTTGCTTGTGGTAAAGCTATTTTAAGATTTTGTATTTCGTATATATCACCTATTGTACCGTCTTTACTAATAACAACCATATCATGTTGTTCATTATAACCATACTCCCATTTCTTATACTTATTATTTTTTTTAAGAGTACTAGGTGTAATGTAATCTTCTAATATTGTATATAAAGTTTGCTCGTACATTATTTAGACCTCCCTTCTGCAAAACCTTTAAAGTTAGATTTTTTCTTTTCTTCAACTTTAGGTTTATCTTCTAGCATATTCTTTTCTTCTTCAATACGATTAAGTATTTCAAAAGCATCGAATATAGCTAGTTTTTTTGTAGCTGCAGCATTCTTAAGTCTGTCTGCGGAAATATCAGGACCATAATCTATAATAGGTTCTTTAGCAACTTTGATTAACTCTTTAACTGCTACTTGCCCAGCTTGGATTATATTCTTCTTCGTTTCCTTGGTGCTCATATTTAATTACAATATCATTTGATTCCATACAATATAAACGTTTTCCCTCTACTAAAAACTGCCACTCTCTGTTTGGTTTAAAACCAACTAAATCTCCTTCGTTTATATTAAGGTTTTTTAAATTCGTATTACCGTGTTTTAATATACCTTTTAATTTTTGTTCTTTATTTGTAGTAAAATCACTCTTATCTTTTATTGGGTGCACAAAGCATCTGTTTGCAAATGAGTGCCAACCCTCAGAGTTTTTATATAAATATATTTGATCTAAACCTACAAAATAAAGATTATCTTTAAACCATGATCTACTAACTTTTTTATTACCACGCATGTCATAAAAAGTTCTAAATACATTTTGATGTATTACAATAGTATCACCTTTTTTAATTTTTGTTTTAAAAGCAATTGGTGTTTCAATTACTTTAGCTAGTCTATTTACAAAAGTCCATGATTCAATTTTAGTATTAACAACTAGTTTTTTATCACCAACTTGTATTTCATTATTGTATTTATCACCTAAAGGTTCTACAATAAAATCATATAAGCTTTTCATTAATACTCTAAATCGTATTCGATTGATATAGCCATGTTAGAATTAAACTTCTTCCATGGTAATACTTCATCGTTTTTCTTTATATAAATGTTATAAGAACTATCAGAATCTTCAAATAAAATATGCGATATTTCATGACCACCATAAACTTGTTGGCCTACCGCATAATGCATTGCATCATTTTTATAATCAGTTCCAATACTGATTTTTCTGATGTTATGCATCTTCTTTATCCTCGATCTTCTCGTATGTACCATCAGCTAGATTAATACTAACCTTCCCGTACTCTTCTTCTAGTTCTTTTTTAGTTTGTTCAACTTCACCTTCTAGTTTTTTAATCTCACCAGAAAGGTTAAGTTTTTCAATTTCTAGAACACCAATTCTAGCTAATAAATTAGTTAAAGCTTGTTGTTGTTCTGTTACTTTTTTTAATTGTTCGTCTTTAATTTTTGCCATTTTGATTTAATTTAATTAATTAATATGTTTCTTTATTAAATAGTTACACTTATTATTGTGTTTTTACTATACTGCAGATACTGATAATGTACCTCCATTTGCTACTGTTACTCTATATCTTGTTCCGTCTGGTGATTTTAAAATAATACCATATCCTACACCTGATGTTTCTATATCTCCAACAGCAACTGTCAATTTCGAAGTAGGACTAGTAGATCCAATACCTACGTTACCACTTGATTTAGTAGTTAAAACTGTTGTTCCGCTTGGTCTTAGTTGTAAATCTCCAGATAGTGCAACTATATAATTATCGTTTGTTCCATCGTTAATAGAAACAGTTGCTTGACCGCCACTTCCTTTAAATCTAGCAGTGTTGCCTGCGGATCCAACGACGTCTAGTTTGTAACTTGGATTAGTAGATCCAATACCAACATTACCGGATGAATTAACTGATAATCTTGTAGCTCCAGCGTTAGTGTCCCAAATATCAAATCTATTTGAACTACCTTGACCTATAAGTGCAAAATTAGAATTATCTGTTTTTACTTCAAAATTTGCATTATGGGTAGTAGTTGAGACTTTAACGGTAGTATGCGCTGTTGTTCCAGCAACATGAAGTTTATGAGTTGGACTAGTCGTTCCAATACCTACGTTGCCATTGTCTGTTAAAGTTGCTAGATTTACACCGCTATTATTTTTAAAAAAAATACTACCACCAGATGTTGCTGAAGTAAGGCTATTTACAATACAAGCATTACCTACAAAACTTGTAGTAGTACGTATAAGACCTACAACATCTAAAGGCACACCAGGACTAGTAGTTCCTATTCCAACCTCACCGGTTTGCTTAACATTTACTAAAGAAGTACCATTATCTGAAATTCTAAAGTTTCTACCACTATAACTACCAAAGGTGTTTAAATCTATATATAAAGAACCGCCTGATTTTAAAGAAGAAATTGTGCTATTATTTATAAGAATATCACCAGAATTAACTTGAAGTTTTTCTGTAGGATTAGTAGTTCCAATACCAACATTACCTGATGAATCAATACGCATTTTTTCAGATCCTACAGTATATAATCTTAAATTATCATTAGCGTTAAAAATAACAACACCGTTTTGATCACCATAAACATAATTAGTAGAGTTTTGTAATAATAATTTACCAAAACTGCCATTGACTACTTGAATTTCACCACCAGACACGTGCAGTTTATTCCCTGGAGTAGCAGTTCCAATACCTACGTTGCCTGCGCTTGTAACTTTTACTAAACTTGTTGTATTATTTCTTATGGATAAATCTCCATTATCAGCAAGCAGGTTAGATAAATTACCTAATTTTAATTCACCAACAGCTCCATTAGCTACGGTTCTTGCTTTTATAGTTCCATATACTTCTAATTTTTGTCCAGGGCTACTAGTTCCGATACCAACATTACC